TGGCTGTAATGCTACTGCAACGGGGACACCGACGATCATCAGCAGTGGTCTCAACGGCCGACCTACCATGAATTTCAATGGATCGTCATGGTTCACGGGATTGACCGCCAATACAGGAACAACAACAACTATCTTCATGGTGATGCAACAGCCTGCACAAACATCTTCAATAAACCCAGCATACACGCGCGTTCTCAGTATGGGACCGCTGGGAGGAAGTGACGATAACAATGGCGGTGTTTACACGAAAGGTCTTCTCATAGAGTTTGTGGGCGGAAATATTCTTGCTTGGAGAGCAGATGCAACTTATTCAACTCAGCCTGTGAACACTCCCTATATTTTTGATTATCAAATCAATGGAACGAATGCATTCTCCTTTCTCAATGGAGCTGATCAAGGAAGTTTTGCGTCGACAAATACGTTTACTATTGGAAGGTATCGCATTGGAGGAATTGTCCAGTATGACGGAACTCCGCAGTATACAGGATACGTGAGCGAAGTTATCATATTCAGGGAATCTCTCACCACCGATCAACGGAAGACAATTGAGTACTATCTCGCCCAGAAGTGGGGGTTCGCAAATGTACCATCAGGATTCACCGGTTCTCCGTTAACTTTCACCTTTAATGGTGCGTCCGCCAACACAAATTACGTCCTAACGGTAAATGGAGTAGGATCAACGGCTTCATCCGCAGTCACAACTCTGTACACTCCAACTATACCTACGTTAACAGCCCCGGATGGAACAGGTGTGTATGCATCATCCACCTACAACGGATCAACAAATCCCCCGGGAGTAACGATAAATTACTATAATATATCCGGTAATACTCTTCTTACATCCAGTCCCACCAACTCATTTGTAGCTACTGCAAGTCAATCCTACACTCTGTATGCGTCGGCCACCAGTGGACTCAATACATCTATTTCGTCTGGGAACTCATTACCTATCATTCCAATCGGACCCATTATACTCTCGCAAGCAACCACTGCTGGTGGAGGAGTCGCAATTACGTGTTCTGCTGCTGGAGCCACATCATTTAGCGGATCGTCTCCTGGACTTTCAGCATCGGTAGTTGGAAACGTCATTACTTTTGCGAATCTGCCTAATCCTAGCATCTACTATACCATTACGATTACCGCAACCAACGTCACCGGTGCTACAAACAGCACTACAACCACCACCCAAAGGACAACGTTTGCTCCAGCAAGTATTCCGGGTCTATCCATGTGGTACGATGCGGCTGATACAACATCGATCGGGTTCCGGCCTGATGCAGCTTCTACTTTCACTAATCTTCAATTCTGGCTTGATTTTGCAGATGGGACGAATCTAACTGCCCTTGGAGGAAACCTCACACAAATCAAAGATAAATCGGGAAATAATTACACGGCCACAGCTGGAACAACTGTGGACTACAACGCCACAACAAAGCTTCTACATATCCACAACGGTCAGTACCTGAACATTCCTCAGGCATCCATCAATGCTGCACCGCTTTGGTCTATGTTCCTGGTCATCCAACCAGTCAATCTAACAAGGTCATTTATTATAGCAAAGCAGATAGATAATATAAATTCTCCTACGATCTTTGGTATCGGATCTTATTCGGCCGGCAACGGCGGGCCCGCATATACAACTCCTGGGACATTCACATTCAAATCTACGAACAACAACGGAACTCCCGACCATGCTTCGGCTGCAGTGTTAACCACAAGTCTTCAGCTTCTAAGTATGACGTACGACGCAGAACGAAACTTTAAGTTTTATGTGAACGGAACTTTATGCAATACAATTCAAGGGTCCTGGACAATAGTCAATGAAACAAATGCAAATAATTTCATGTTAGGCTCATGGTACGCAAACGGGTCGTTCTACGGGAATGGAACCGATTTCTACCTTGGAGAATTACGATTTCACAATACAAATCTCGGAGATTTCAGCCGTCAACTCGCGGAAGGGGTTCTTGCCTGGAAATGGGGACTTCAGACCTCGCTTCCGTCAGCACATCCGTACAGTACCTCAAAAATTAGTACGGCTCCAGCGTCTACAGCGGCGGGGTTCACGAATGAAGTCGTTACCTGGCGCGATAAGTCTGGAAATGGTCGTGATGCGAAAGTTTCAAGTGGATCAATAGTATACCCGATTTATTCGCCAGCGATTTTTAACGGCGGCTATCCCGGAGTTCGGTTTAGCGGAAATGTAAACGCTCTTCTCAGAACAGAGACATTCCCGCTATCTCCAACACTTTCATCTAACGGAAACGACTTCACAATGTTTGTCGTCTACAATATGTCTTCTTATTTTTTTACTAGTTCGCCGCAGTATGATTATAGCCCTATAGAAGGTGGTCCTTACGCGGTTGTTGGAACCTCTACATACACTAATTTTTCGCTTCTTCAAGCACCTTATGATTTTGGTCGCATAGGCCTGAGGTGGCATAATTATGACCCGGGTGCTAGAACAATATGGGAGCAGCAGTATTGGCCTACTTATCACCGATTTGCATTCAACTCAACAATTGCGCTCGGTCCTACAAATGTTTTACCTCCTTACGCTGTACCTGGCGAGTACAGATCTCCTTCACCCGGTGGGCCTATTTTGTACACCGTTAGGAAATACGGTTCAAATTTGGAGTGGTTCAATAACGGTTCAACCCTTTTTTCAGGTCCAACAACTGCGGCAAAATTTGCTGCGACTACGAATGATTCATTTGTTATTGGCGGTGTTGGTCCTTCTGTGTTTGACTCCCATATTTCCGAAATCATGATCTATAATTACTCTCTCAATACTGCACAACGTCAACAGATTGAAGGGTACCTTGCCTGGAAGTGGGGACTTCAGAACGCCCTGTCCCCCAATAATCCATACAATGGACCTGGAGGTAAAAAACCGCCTTCGTACATTGGCCCCCTGACGTCTGGACCCATTGAATGGATTGACGGAGCAGATACGAAGGCGATGAATTTTTCTTTACCTCCCGCTGTACTCCGGATACCCCAGAGTATTCCTGCGCTCTCTATGTGGTTTGATGCGGACGATTTTTCGCAGATTACCTTACAGCCAGGAACCACCAACGTCTCTGGATGGAAAGATAAGTCAGGGAACGGATGGAATACAAGAATAGTGGGGGGAGGAGCACTTCCTACATATTCACAAAATGGGTTCAATAATGATTATCCTGGAATTCTATTCAATAACGGAGCATTCTTGGAAACCATTTCTTCTGTTCCGGCCAGCGTACTATCATCAAATACCAGAGATAACACAGTCTTTTTAGTCTTCAACAATACGGACAGTGGTTGTAACGTAGTGTTTTCGTGGGAGCAATTTAATTACTCATTTTTGAACCCATACTATGCACCAAATGTAAGTCCCGGCCTCTTTCAGTTCAACGATCCAAATGCACAATATATATTTTTAACACCTAATCCAATTAAGACTCCCGGACCACAGATCTATTCTATTGTAAAAACTTCGGTTGGTGGACCAAGCACTACGTTGTACAACTTTGGAGAATCCAAGGTCGTGAGTGGAGTTAGTCCTCTAATTACTGGTGGTGACGCTAAATTTTATGTCGGTGGTGGGACGGGGTATGGTACTACTGTAGCATTCCAATCGTACATCTCTGAACTGATTATCTACAACTATGCCCTCACTCCTACACAGCGTCAGCAGGTGGAAGGGTATCTCGCGTGGAAGTGGGGACTTCAGGCCCAGCTCCAGCCCAGCCACCCTGCATCAGTAGCCCCCCCTTCTCCTTATAGCGGACCCCTCACATCTGGGGCTATCATGTGGTATGATGCGTCGGATAGTAGCACAATGACGTTTACAATGACGGATGTAACCGGATTTTCATTCCTTCCTTCTACCCTGCCGCAACTGGCTATGTGGTTTGATGCGTATGACTATAATACAATAGAAGCTAGTAGAACATTGAATGCTAGTGGCGGATACAACATCTCTGAATGGAAAGACAAGTCAGGGAATGGATGGAATACAACAGCCACAACCGGAACAGCGGCTTTCTATTCATCGAATAATTTTATCATTAACGGACGGAACTACCCTTCCATAACTTTTACAGGAGGATCTATTCTACAGACCGCTAATCTGAACCCTACCCCCGTACTGTCCTCCAATTCAACGGATACAACTATGTTTATAGTGATGAACTCTCAGAATGAGAACACGAACCGTTGTGTATTCAGTTGTGATACGGATGTGGTATACCAGATGTTAGCACCGTGGTTTGAAGCTGGTTTCACACAAACACGTTATTTCCGATTCGGCGGTGCTAATAACATACGAACCAATTTCACTGAAACCAATAATGTAGCACAGCTTTATTGTATTGTTAAGCTCGGAAATACTGTAACATGGTACAACTTCGGAATAGCCGTAGACAGTGCTTCGGGGACGGCGGGAACTACACTTCCAACTACTTCCCAGAGATTTAATATTGGTGGACGGCTCGCTAATTCCGGAAATAACTACTCGCAGATTGGAGAACTGATTATCTACAATTATGCCCTGAATTCTATCCAGCGGCAGCAGGTAGAAGGGTACCTTGCATGGACATGGGGATTGTATCCCCAGCTTCAACCGAATCATTTATGCAAGACTTCTCCTCCTCAGACGTACACCGGTGCCCTCTCATCCGGTCCTATCATGTGGTACGACGCAACGGATAGTAGCACAATGACGTTTGCGAATACAAATATATCGGGTCTAATTCTTCCTTCCACCATACCGCAACTGGCTATGTGGTTTGATGCGTACGATAATAGCACTGTAATACTAAGCAACGGAGTTACAGTGAAAGGATGGAAAGATAAGTCGGGGAATGGGTGGAATACAACAGTAGGTGGAACAGGAACTAGACCTGCATATTCCTTTAACGGTTTCAACGGAAGACCTGGTATTTTATTCCAGAGCGGAGGATACCTAAGCACTTCGACTTTGAACCCTACTCCCGTCCTCTCGTCAAATGCTACGGATACAACGGTGTTTATGGTCTACAATAGCATAAACAACACAGATGCCACCGTAGCATTTTCGCTTGATAACGATGCACAATATTCAGTATTGAGTCCATATGTTGCGAACAAGCACTATTTTGGGTTTGGTGGGGTGTGGATATTTGATAATATAGACTATGTTGTAACCCCGGGACCTCAGCTGTATTCCATCACAAAACAGGGAATAAACTCAACATGGTACAATTTCGGCAGCATAATTACAAACGGAACAAGCACAACAGCTGGAACAATTACATCAACATCGCAGAAGTTTAATATTGGTTACCGACCTGCTGTTCCTACGCAGTCTTATAATTCTTACATCAGCGAGATCATCATCTACAATCGTGCTCTGAATCAAACACAGCGTCAGCAGGTGGAAGGGTACCTTGCCTGGAAATGGGGACTACAGGGACGTCTACGACCAGATCATCCAGCAGTCACAAACAACCCACCAATGACGTTTTCAAGCCTATTTTCCGTATCTCCTATTGCATGGTACGATGCAGCAGACGCAACAACACTTCAGTTAGGAGCAATAAGCCTACCTTCTCCACAGTTATGGTTGGACGGAGCAGATTCCGCCAGCGTCATAAAGTCGGAATCAACAACAACAGTCGTGCGCTGGAATGATAAGAGCGGTAACGGCTATAATATGAATCAGCTACCTTCTTCAGGGTCTACGTACCCAGTTGTAGGATCAACTATCAATGGATCAAATACTGTATTCTTTAACGCTTCGGCTGGCCTAAAAACAAGCACTCTATTAAACAATGTTAAAAACTTCTACTGGGTTGGTCGTATTGCGTCACTTCTTACAGCTTCTGGTAGCGACGGATACTATTTCATGTTGGGTGGACCTTATATTGACGGCAACAACCAATACTATGACTGGCATTCAGATCCGTATCCTGGAGGACTCATGCTAAACTCAGGTTGGGCAAACAGCGGCATTCGCAGCGCGTCTGCATCCTTGATTACTGCCGATGTGAACGCGTCTTATGGTACCACATTCTCAGCTTTGAAATGGCCAACCGCACCTAGCGTATCCTTTCTCAGTGTTGGAGGTATTACTGGAAATGCACAATATGATGGTATATGTTATGACCGTATTTTTACAGCTCGCGGATGGTGTGGAGATTTAGGTGAGGTCTTGATTTACTCTAACGCTCTAACTCTAGCTCAACATCAGCAGGTGGAAGGGTACCTTGCATGGAAGTGGGGAGTACAAGCAAACCTGCCTACTGGTCACCCATACAAAGTTCGTAGCCCTTCGTGGACACCTGCATCTTTTGGAGGAGCGGGAAGTACGATAGAAAAATGGTACGACAAGTCAGGCAACTCGTATGATCTCTCGCTTGGAGGTGGGTCAGTGACGTATTCGATTCCTGGCATTGGTCCGGCCATCAATCTCAGCGGAGGCTACATGTTCATCAACAAACCCGCCAATCTCCAGAACTACGCTCTTTTCACAGTTATGCGATCGTATACCGCAGTCGACAATCAGTCTATCATCACTGGACGACCTAGTAACGTTACGTCATACGATTCAACCGATGGGTTTGGGCTGTACGTAGACTCATCGGGAACTTCAGAGTTGCGTCTATATGGAAGCAGTGCAGGATCCAACGTAAATACAGTCCCTGGAACTGGTAAGACATATGTATTCACTCCGAAGGACTATTACCCATCTTTCGTTACAGCTACTCCGGGAACATTCACTACACTATCAGACGCAAACTATACGTACTACCGATTCACTCAGAATTCAACGGTTACGATCTCATCAACTATATCATCGGCTCCGGTATACTACCTAGCAATCGGTGGTGGAGGTGGTGGTGGCGGCGGCGGCACCGGCGCCGGCGGTGGTGGAGCAGGTGGATTACAGACCAATATTTATCAACCTGGATTCTTTATAGCTCCTTTAGCAAGTCAGTATATTCCGAGCGGTGTACTCACATTGTCGGGAGGTAGATCGTATACAATTACAATTGGTACGGGTGGAACGAGTGGTACATCTGGAACAGCAACAACGTTTTCAGGAACTGGAATCACGACAATTCGTGCGGAAGGTGGAGGAGCAGGTGCGGCCACCAGCTCCAGTCCCGTCAATGGTTCAAATGGCGGATCTGGAGGAGGTGCAAGTGGTGGTTTTGTAATTCCGAATGGACTTGGTGGAATCGGTACTCAAGGATATAATGGAGGATCTGGGCTTTACGATCCAGGTTATGGTGCAGGTGCAGCGGGTGGTGGAGGTGGTCTTGGAGGTCCCGGGTCTAATGTAGTACCACGACAACCACAACCCTTCTGGCGTGCTTATGGAATAGCTGGAGATGGAGGACCTCCAATTTCCTTCTTGAATTATTCGCTTGGAGGAGGAGGTGGCGGTGGCGGCGCTGGGCAAGGCAACAATATTTCTGGAATTGGCGGAGGAGGTGGAGCAGGAGACGGTGGTGGTTTACCTGGTGGCAGTGGAGCGTCAAATACCGGTTCTGGAGGTGGAGGAGCCGGACCAGCCGGCCAGCTCGTTGGCGGCGGCGGAACTGGTGGATCTGGTGTTTTCTTTTTGATGGTTCCCAACTCGGCTCCTGTTGATGCGATGGCTCCAGTCATTGCATCCTATACTGGTGCATCCAACGGAGTCATCAGTTCATGGATCAACGGAAGTGCTGGGACCGTTACCAATACTGGCGCGAACCGCACCACTACCGGTCAAGGATTCGCCATCGGTGCTGAATGGATCGGAAGTTCCTACACAAATTTTGCATCATCGGTCACCAACATTTACGAAATAGTTGTGATGAGCAATATTCCAACCACTCTCCAGCGCCAGCAGATGGAAGGGTACCTCGCGTGGAAGTGGAAGCTGCAGGGAAATCTTCCGATGTCTCATCCGTACAAGACATCTACATCCTTCGTCCCTATACCTCCAAGCCCAACCACAAATATCATCAATGTGTCTGATAAATCGGGGTATAACAATACACTCACATCCAACAGCACATTGTACCCCACCTACGTTTCATCGGCCAAAGGAATTTATTTTGGACCCAATACGGCCCTATCCAACAACTTTGCGAAGGTTCCTGCGGGGTACACGGTAATAGCGGTCGCCAGCCTCTCTTCAATTCCGACAGGATATGGTCGCTTAGTCAGCGTTGGTCTATCAGATTTTATAGGATACTTGGGAGTGGATAGTAATTCCTCAAACTTTATGACTCTTGCTGGAAACGGCGGTACGCAGTGGGCTACGGGATCAGTTGGGACTGCGAACAGTCCGGCCACCGGTGTAGCAACGTATCCTACCATGTCCATCCTGGAAATGAACGTTTGTGGATCCACCTTGACTCCGTACTTCAACGGCTCCGGAATGACCGTGAGGGCCGGAACCACTATTGCGACAGAAGGAATTCAGCTTGGAGGATTCAGCAATATCCAGAACTGGACAGGGTACCTCCACGAATTCCTCATGGTATCTGAGCGGCTCAGTTCTCTCCAACGCCAACAGCTGGAGGGGTACCTTGCCTGGAAATGGAACTTATCATCCCAGCTTCCTGCGGGACACCTGTTCAAGAACGCCTCACCAATCCAAGCAACTCTTTCTTCGCAAATTCAGCCTTCGGTTAAAACTACCAATATCGCTACTATATCCGACAAATCAGGATATGGAAACACCTTAGTGCCTAGCAGCTTTACGTACACCACCTATGATCCAGCAGTTAAGGGAATCTACTTTGGACCAGGTGCGGGGCTTCGCAATCCGTCCGTGACGATTCTAGCGGGATACAGCATGTTTGCGATCGCGAGCTTAACATCTACACCGACAGACTACGGCCGACTCGTAAATATTGGAACAACCGACTTTAACGGGTTTATGGGAACATACTCGAACTCATCCAATTACCAAACCTTCATTGGAAACGGTGCTTCATGGAATGCTCCATTCCCATCAGCTCCTTCTCCTGCCGCACCTCTAGCAATCTACCCGCAAGTCACAATGCTTGAACTCACTTTTTCTGCAGGGACGACGTATACGCCTTACATCAACGCCAGCAACTTATCAGGAATATCATCGGCCGGTCAATCATCAACCGTCACCGGAATCAACTTTGGTCAATTGCCTCCAGGAACAACACAACCGTGGACAGGAAACCTTCATGAATTCATTCTAGTATCTAAAGTCCTAACGTCGGGACAGCGGCAGCAGATAGAAGGGTACCTTGCGTGGAAATGGAATATTTCGTCCCAGCTTCCAGCAAATCATCCATATAGGTCAGGTTCTCCTGTTGAGGGCCGACAACAGTCAAATGTTGTACGCGGATTCTTCGACAAATCTGAATTTGGAAACAACTTCAGTGTTCTACCTACTTCCATCAATTACCCGCAGTATTCCGCACTCTACAAGGGAGTTTACATCGGAAACTCAGCGTCGTTCTTGAACTCTACGCTCTCTATCCCACCAGGATACACAATGATGGCTGTAGCCAGTCTAAGTACAACGCCTGCAACCTACGGCCGTCTCATCAACGTTGGACAGGGAGACGCAGTTGGATTCATGGGAACCTTTAATGCGACCACCAATTTTGCGACCTTTACCGGAAACGGAAGTGGGTGGAACGACACAAATGCAAACACTCCTGCAACCCCTGTCTCCACAAATCCCTTGGTTCCTTCCATCCTAGAAATGACGGTCTGTGGATCTGTACTGAATCCCTTCTTCAACGCGTCCGGAATGACCGCGAAGACCGGAACAACCATATCCGCAACCGGAATGATTATTGGTGCAACGGCAAACAATGGCGGACAGTTCTGGACAGGGTACCTCAACGAATTTATCCTAGTCCCCCGAAATATCACAAGTCTACAACGTCAACAGATGGAAGGGTACCTTGCCTGGAAGTGGGGACTCCAAGGCAGCTTACCCAGTACGCATCCATTCAAGAATGCACGGCCATAAACTAATAACTAATACCTTAAAACAAATTCAGAAAGAATAGAAATTGCCTACTGTTCCAGTGTACGCGAACGTCACTCCCCGTCCTACACCGCTGATGGTTGCAGGAAGTGTAACTGAGGAGATAGAGTTCTGAACGGTTCCTCCACATAGATTTGCCGTTACGGCTGATGTGGAGGTATTGGTCACGATCCAGTGGGTGCCCGAAGTTAGTCCTGGTGCGAACGACAGCGTGACGGTATTGGAGACAAAGAAACGAGTAGATGCATTATCGGACGTGAGATTCAACATTCCTGACGTTGCAGATAGGTTCAGGCGATTCTGTACGGATCCTTGGACTGTGAGAGCGAATCCAGGTATTGGTGCGACTCCTATTCCTAGAGCCCTACTGGACATATCGCCCTGCAGGAATGGTGTACCGTCCTGAGTTGAATATACGTAAAATGCGTTATTAGAGGAGTGTACTGTACTACTATTTGAGCCGAGGAACACGCAGTTAGATCCGGTATTGCTGCGACCAGCATTTTGTCCAAGTGCAACTACATTTCCACCCGTATTTCTCTCGGCAGACTGGAATCCAACAGCTACTACATACGCCCCTGAATTGTTTGCAGCCGCATTGCTTCCGATAGCCACAACCTCAGAACTCGCGTTATTGAGTGCTGCCTGGTTCCCCAGAGCAACTACATTAGACCCACGGTTGTTGGATCCAGTAAAATTCCCCAGAGCAACGGTACCCGATGCCGAATTTCTGTCGCCAGCGTAATATCCAATAAATACTCCCTGACCAGTTCCAGAAAGGTTCCACGCAGATCTGTACCCAATCGCTACGATCCCAGATTGAATAGTTGTTATATTGGACCCAGCTCCCTGACCTATAGCAACTAGATTTGCCGCGGAAATATTGGACGCTCCAGCGTTACAACCAATACATACTTGATCATTTATCCTCCCTGAAAAGAATCCTGCACTTGCTCCAAAAAAGATCTTATCTGGCCTGATCGTCAGTGCGCTTCCTACCGAGATACTGAATCCGTTCACGCTCTCAACACCTGTTAACTGATTAATATTTCCTACAATACCATTCATAAAATTTCCACCGCTGCCGAATGAAATATTAGAGACACCTGCGATATTGTAACCACACATATTGAGAACAGAAATCGCGGGGTTCAGGGACCATTCGGCGACAGTGATATCCGTCGCTAAGGCGTTTCCGTTCAAACGCAGAGCATAATTCGTTGTTGGATCGCCAATCTCTACGTCTCCCGGGAGGTACGTGTGAACGGTTGGTTGAAAATACCCGCCCTGCCCTACCTGGAACTGGGGAGTAAAAATATTCTTCAAAAGATTGATCTGATCTGTCGATGAATACACACTCATCTCACCGTATTGTTTTTATACAGACGACAATGATTTAACTACTTTCTGCGTGATATACACAGCACAATGTCTACCCCCGGTGAGCGATACACGCTATTTCCCATCAAGAACTCGGAGACCAAGATCTACCAACTCTACAAGCAGGCCGTCGCCTCCTTCTGGACCCCAGAGGAAATTGATTTTTCCAAGGATGAGAGCGATTGGGAGTCTCTGTCTCAAGCTGAACAGGATTTTATTAAACAGGTCTTGGCGTTCTTTGCCGGCGCTGACGGAATCGTTCAGGAAAACCTTGCTACCCGTTTCCAGCGCGATACTGAGAGTCCTCCTGCTCGTCTATTCTACGCCTTCCAGAACGCTATGGAGGGTGTGCATTCGGAGACCTATTCCCTCCTGATCGACAAGTATGTGAAAGATAAGGAGGAACAACTTCACTACTTCCGAGCCCTAGACACCATTCCCTGTATCAAGCAGAAGGGCGAGTGGGCGATGAAGTGGATTGAGAGCGGCGAGGACTTTGCGACTCGTCTTGTTGCCTTTGCGTGTGTTGAAGGGATCTTTTTCAGCGGAGCGTTCTGTGCGATCTACTGGCTGAAAAAGCGCGGTCTTCTCCCGGGTCTCACCTTTTCCAACGAGTTGATTTCTCGCGATGAGGGACTGCATACTGTGTTTGCCGTGGAGATGTATCACGGTCAGACGCCGATTGCGGCCGAAAATATTCGTGAGATTCTGGTGAGTGCCGTCAAGATTGAGACCGAGTTCATTTGCGAGTCGTTGCCGTGTACCCTCATCGGTATGAATGCCAAATTGATGACGCAGTATATTCAGTTTGTAGCCGACCGTCTCGCTGTCCAGCTCGGGATCCAGAAAATCTACAATGCGCAGAATCCCTTTGATTTTATGGACATGATCTCGATGGAGGGCAAGGGTAACTTCTTTGAGCGTCGCGTCTCGGACTATTCGAAGGCAGGGGTAGGGGCTAATCAGGAAGAAATGGTGATCAAGTTTGATTCTGAGGATTTTTAAGAGACCATCAAGGTAAACTAGCACTATGGAATTCTTTCATGGAGTCGTGGCTCTCGTCGCCGGAATTGTTCTGATTCTAACCGGTCTTGTCGCGTGGATGTATATTCAGCAGTCACGTATGGCCCAGGCGATCAATGCCCTCGCCGTTGCCGTCACCACGCCTCCTCCGTCCTTCCTGTCGCATCCGCCCGTTCAGGAGCCGGTAGAGCATGAGCAGGAGCATCAGGATGAGCAGGAGCAGGAGCAGGAGCAGGGTGAGCCACCGATCACGGATGACCGCGTGTCGGTCCATGATGTGGATGCCGAGCATGAGCATGAGGAGGAGCAGGAGCAGGAGCAGGGTGTGATTGGCGAGGACATCTCGGACTTCTCGGGCAAGACGGTTGCCCAGCTGCGCGATCTGCTTACTGCGAAGGGGATACCTTACAGTAAGAGCGATAAAAAGCCAGTTTTGTTATCTCTCGTACAAGCAGCGGCGTAAGAGACAGAATGAAACTAGTTAGTTTTGATATAGGACTTCGTAATCTAGCGGTATGTGTTCTAGAAGGTACATCTAGAACAGATATGCGAATAACGGCGTGGGATGTGATTGATGTCGTGGCCGAAAAGAACGGGCATACGAGGACAGCGTGTTTCAAGTGTGCGAAACCTGCGATGTGGGTTCAGGCAGGGGTGGGGACGCAAGCATGTTCTCGCCACCGGCCCAAAAGCCTTACAATGACCAAAGCGGCGCTGACCAAGAAATCCATTCCTGAATTGCAGGAGTTGGGGAATCCGTATAAGATTGAGGGCAAGACCAAGAAGGATTTGGTAGCTAAAATATGGACGGAAATGAACAAGTCGGGGTGGGCGAAATTCAAGGGAAACGCTCGTGCCCCTGGTGGAGGTGTTCTTGATCTCGTGAACGATATTGTGACTTGCCTGGATAAGCGGGCAGATCTCGGATGGTGGAAGGATGCGCATTTGGTGATTTTTGAGAACCAGTTGGATCGGCGGATGTTTGCGGTTCAAGCGATGATGCACATGTACTTTGCCTGTCGCGGGTTCAGGACGAAGGGGGTCTCAGCCATTCACAAGCTGGACAATATCACCACCGCTACGGACGCAACCGGGACCTATCGCGGGCGTAAGAAAACAGGAATTGTTCATTGTGATGCCCTGTGTCCTCCCGCCAATCATGAGTTTTTCAAGTCGCACAAGAAGAAGGACGATTTGGCCGACTCGTTCCTGCAAGGTCTCTACTTCCTAGAACACCCCCCAACGTTCTAGCGAACATTGGATACCACCATTCTAAAGACTATCGGACATCCCACCTCCGCGTTTTAACTTTAAGAACAACCTACACAGTCATCATAATAGTACTCGCCAAGGATGGACGTTCCTGGAGCCGATCTTCTCATGAACATGAACACTATGTCTTCGTCATCGGCCGCCCCCGACACTAAACTTCCCGAGATGGAGTCAATTTCCCTAGATTTCACGGACATGCCTTCCTCGTCCGAGCCTCCGCCGCCCCCTCGCCTCGTCCCCTCCGCCGAGGATGTAGGGACCACCAAGACCTGGGACGGTGTTGAGAACCTTAATGCCGAAGCCTACCTCAAACCCGTGAATGTTGCCCCAAAGATGTCCGAGGACGCCATCATGAAGAAGAAGTATGAGCTTCTCCGCAAGTTCGAGCGTCTCAACAAGCTGGGTGTTCCGATCCGGAAACGGTTCACGATGGATTCGCCGCTGGACGAGATGGAGATGGAACTAGAATTTGTCCGCAAGGAGAAGGCTATGGACGCTACCATCAAGCAGTTCTCCGAATGGTTTATCACGGGAATGTCAGCCATGGAGTGGGGGTCCAAGAATGTGAACATGATCAAGATGTTCGGTCTCCAGCTCGACGGTCTGTCCCAGTCCGCCCAGATGAACGTCGGCGATCTCGAAGAGGATTTCGAGGAGCTGTACGATCTCTACGGCGACAAGATGCGGATGCATCCCCTTGTCCGTATTCCGATGCGCACGTGCTTCATGGTCTATATGGTCCACCTCACCAACCAGATGGCGATGAAGGCTCCTGTCCCAAACATCCAGGAGATCCTGAAGCAGAACCCTGATATTGCTCGTCAGATGGCTGCCCAAGCGATGCAGAACCAGACCCAGCAGTTCCGTCAGCAGGCTCAGTCCCAGCAGTCGGTGAATGTCCCGACGTCCCCCTCCGCCCCAGCCCCCCAGACACAGCCCCAGCAGCAGGATTCTAATCCTCTTGCAGGTCTGATGTCGTTCTTGGGCGGAGTGAACTCTCCTCCTCCGCCGACGCAGCCGACACGTACAATTCCGATCAAGCCCGTTCGCGAGATGAAGTCGCCCTCGGGAATGGGGATTGGCGATATTCTGAACAAGATCCAGAAGGAGGAGCGGAAGGTCGGAACCAACTTGCCCCCTCAACAGCCGATGTTCCAGGTCCCGGTACAGGGCCCACCCGCCCCGATCGCGACCTCGGCTCCCCCGCCTCCTCCCCGTCCCGTGCCCGGCAAATCTGCTCTTCGTAAATCTGCAGGATCAGAACGTAAATCCGCAAAGAATTCCGTAGTGATTAAACTATAATAGATGAGCGGCCCTGTTATGCGCCCTGTCGGAGGATTCCAAGACCGAACTGTCTACGGAGCCGTCTACCCCACCGAATCCATTCCCCGCGTTGTGAACGTCGATACTCGGTTCCGCGATAACGCTGGGATTACGAATGCTGGTTTCTGCACGATTCGGCTTCCCCGAACGTACAAGAACATTACCTCTATGCGCCTATCCAGCATTGAGCTGCCCAATACGTGGTACGATTTCTCTGCGACGCAAGAAAACACCAACTTCACGGTGAGTGGAGTGCAGTGCACGATCTCGGACGGTAATTATACTGCCTCATCCCTCGCTTCGGCAATTATAGCCTCTGTATCGGCCACCGCTGGGTTTCCTATTGCTGTCGGGTTTAGTTCTGTTACGGGAAGGTGCACACTATCGGCAGCCACCCCATTCTCTCTCGATTTTACCCCCGCGATGACCAGCGGAACATGCTGCATAACCCGTGATGCAAATATTCGTCCGTTCGATACAGGGCTGGGATCCTTTCTTGGTTTTATTAGTAATGTGTACACGAATGCATCGTCGTACACGTCTGAGTCTATCACAAACACTTGGGGCAATAATACCTATGTTCTCCTGAATCTGGAGAAGTATGAGGCTATTGACCATGTGTCCTTCAACGGAACGGCTTCTCCTGCCTTTGCGAAGATCGTGGTCTCTTCATCTAAGAACAGTGTAATTTATGCCGATGGAGCCAACACTATCACAAACAAAGTTATCTTCCCCGAACCCGAGAACATTTCCGTGATTAAACTGAAACTCACGGACTGTTACGGTCGTCCCTTGAATCTCTACGGCAACTTTTCGTTCACTCTAGAGATGCAGGAGGTCGTGAGTTCGAAGTTGTATTCTGCCTACAAAGACAATCTGGCGAAGTAAACTAAACTAAACTAAACTAACTTACATTTTAACACTCTTCGGACATAGATATAAATGTCTAATCCATCCAATCTTTCCGTTGGCGGAACAGGTCCTACAGGTCCCACTGGCCCTTTTCCTCCTTATCCCATCATGGGTCTCACAGGCGTGACTCCGTCGCCCTACCTCCTGACCCTAGAGCAGCTGATGAATACCCAGACAGCGGCTCAGCAGCGCGAAACGACTCATCGCACTGAACTCCAGATGATTGTAACACCCAATATGGGTCAGCTGAATCCCTTGTTCATTCAGTGGGCGACCGCTGGATTCCCTGAGAATTATACGCTGATGACGCTAGATGTTGATCATCCTTCCCCCTGTTCTGACGGAGTGACGCGAACGACATATGAATACATTTCTTTCCTGCTCGGAAAGGATCTTGGTGAAACCATCACCAAGTTTGATGGATTTTTTGACGGAATGACGATCGCGTACAATATTACGGGATCGGTATTCAAATTCGTCGTGTCGAAAACTGTTCCTTAAGGCGATATCTTTGCAAACGGGTGTGTAGATGGTAGGCTTGATGCAATCCCCCATTTCCACGCTAGATATCCCTCTATCTGCTGCCGTTGGTACGTTGAAATGGAATAATTGAAATGAACGATTTCTCCGATTTCGTCAGAATCATACGGATAGCTCGGAAGACCGTTTATCATAAGATATCCAGTTTGCGATCCCGTTTGGGGTGTCATGGGGTTGGCGTTATAGGGGGTTCCGTTGATTGCGTAATTTGTGAGGTATTCTCCGTTATTGTACCCGATGGAAAAGATGAACCATTGATTTGCAGGACCTACCGATGAAGGGTCTCCATTTGGTGCTGTATAATTGGGATCTATCGTGGAAAGATACGGATTGCTCATATAAAGTAAGGCCCAGTTTCCTGTTTCCGCATACCCCAACCATGCAGCGTTTGACTCCAAACCTGCTCCCAATCCCATCATCATGTTTGAGTAGAGACATTTGCAGGCAATAATCATCGTGAATGCATAATTCCAAGTAAAATTAGCAATCGACATACGAATACTTGGTAGGTACACCGTTGGATTATTGTTTCTGGACAAGAGTGTTACCGCAGAGTCCATAGGTACAGCGCTGAATCCATTCCCACTCTTATCGTTCCAGTTGGTGACCGATGATCCAGACATCACCAGCGTGCTGGAATCGGCAGCATCTAGCCACAGATACAGTCCTGAAATAGATTTCGGGGTGAATACTGGAGAGTAGGAGGGCAAAGTGTATCCTGGATGTGTGATTGGAAGATTGGCTCGTAACCCCCATTTCCATGCAAGGTAGGCTTCTACTTGCTGGCGTTGGGATGTTGTTAAAGATCTATTAAAGACGATAACTTCACTGACATAACCATAAATTAAGGCTCCGCCATCAACATTAATCCAAGCTTCATCTCCAACAGCATACGCCGAAACAGCAAAATTTCCTGATGATTCTGTAGTTCCAGGTGTTCCACCATATGCTGATACATAAGATGTAGAACCGTCTACCCAACTTGTTGTGAGTGTGTTCACACTTGTAGTCATAGCAATATACGCCTCTCCTCCATTACGATAATTTACAATATTATCTCCGTTGAATTTAATAATACATATATAGTCATTATTGTTAAAATCGTAGGCGTCATTTACAGCTAACGATAAAAGACGACCTGCTCCCGTTGTTGCGCTATCCAAATTAAAAATAATAAAGGACGTAAATTGATCTCCTGTAATGCTAATATTTCCGTAAAATCTCTGACTATTGGTGAATGTCATCGCAGGAAGATTTGTTCCTAATCCGTTCGCATCCCATATAACCGTGCCGTTCGCTGTTCCATTATTTCCGTTCCCCGACTTATCTTTCCATACACTCACGGTTGTTCCCGAACTAAATGTGATAGCAGATTGATCGGCCGCATCTAACCACAACTGGCACCCAGAGATATCTACTGGCTGAAATGGGCGGGCGTATGGTGGTTTGGTGAGTTGTGCTACGTTTCCCGTAGCTATCAGGCTAACGTCCCATTTGGTAGATAAGTATTTTTCAATCAATTGAATTGCAGGTAAGCCAATATCCTGATTGAATACGAGTATTTCAGATATTGTTCCGTTAAAGTAGTTTCCTCCGAATACACGCCCAATAACTGGAGCGGTAAACGCCAACAGGCGGTCATAGTTTCCGAACGTAACATCCACATTTCCATTACGACGAGTATTTCGACTTGATACTGATGGTAAATATAACGCCCAAATACGGGTGCTCCCTGTACTTGATACTGCGTAATCTTCAAGGTCACTACCGTACATTGAGAAAGTCTGGTTCGTGGTGTTTCGGTATCCTGTATGCAGGGAATACCTGGCCGCTCCGCTAGCATTCACATTGTCGTCCCCAAAGTAGAAGTTGGCTCCTGAATCCCCAGTCAAGGTTTCCACGATAAAAATGACGAAAGCGGTATTCACGATGGTCCCTGCAATTCCTGCGACAGTGAAATACGAAGATCCGTCAAACACCAGACCTGATTCCGAGGTTATGACATCACTTCCTGCTGATGTTGCATTGTTCCCCTTTCCAGACTTATCGGTCCACGTGGCTACAATAGTTCCAGTTGATGCAGAAATTCCTGTCCCTGCAGGATCTGCTGCATCAAGCCATAACTGAAGACCAGGAAACGATTTTGCAGGCATGGTAGAATACGGATGCGTCACAGGAAGCTGGGACTGGAGTCCCCATTTGGCGGCCAGGTATCCTTCTATCTGCTGATGCTGCGCGGTTGTGAGAACTTCACTGAATATAATGACTTCTGCTAAATCACCACACCAACCACAGTGTACTCCAGGACGATCGTGACAAAGTCCTTGATAGCGTGTAGTTCCCGTAATTCCAGCAGCACTCACAAACGTGACACTTCCGCTTACAGGAAACCTCAAGGCTGAAAAGGTAGTATTTACCGTTGCCATTCCTCCACCTCCATACTGGGATACGGGGGTCGCATTATAAATGCCAGGTTGTGAATATATTGCATTTATGTAAGTACCAACTTCATAGGTATCTGCATGCCAATCATATACAACATCGTGTCCAAGCATAAAATAACATGTATCACCAGCTGACGATACTCTCCCGACCCAGTAAAAGTTTTTAACGCCGTCAAGGGTCGTTCCTTGTTTTAGACCAGCCCCTGGTGAAAAATTGACCGTGTTGAGTCCATTGATAGGAGTTCCAGTGGTAGGGTATGTTTGAGCGTATCCTGCTGGTGCAGCTGTCAGCATATCCATATTATACCCGTTTCCTGACTTGTCTCTCCATGCAGTCACACTTGATCCAGAGTAAGATAGACTCGTTGTATCGGCTCCATCCAACCACAATTGACACCCTGGAATATTTTGGGGACTGAACTTCCATTCATTTTTTGATAAGATTGCGGTAGACATCCCCCGCTGGTCTTACTTTTACTGCCGACTTCCTTTTTCTGTTTAGAACAGGACGTAGGCGGCCGCTCCTCCTGCACCCGTGACTGCGATGGTCACGGACGTTCCACCAGGTATAGAGATCGGAGATATGATGTTATTGTTGTTGTAGACGGTCACCGAAAGGTAGGTGGAGGTTGCATTACGAATGACCCAGAATGCTCCCGTATCTGTTGGAGCAGTGGAAGGAAGCGTCAGTGAATTGAATCCTGTATTTGTGATGTAGTAGTATCGTCCATATGTTCCTGTCGTCACCGTCAACGATGTCCCACTAATATTGGAGAGTGGTAGAGGAGAGTAAGGAGAATAGGTGAACTCGTTGGTGGACGTGTTGAAGGATACAGGATTGGCGTTGGCGACAGAGCGGACGGGAGCTACAAAAAATCCAGTGGTTGCAGCGTTCAGCACCGATCCGCTAGCGTTCAGGACTATTGATTTAGCGGCCTGGGAGGTCTGACCCGCCCCCCATCCAATACCTACGGAGAACGCTCCTTGATCAGAATACCCTGCATTCGGACCAATCGCAACTCCCGCGAATCCTCCAGCTCCCTGATTCGAGTATCCTGCTTGGTAACCGAGTGCAACTCCTCCAAGTCCTTGTGCGTTGGATCCTGCCTGGACTCCGATCGCAACATTAGATCCTACCTGACCAGTATATCCTGCTTCGTATCCGATTGCAACACCTCCGATTCCTTGACTTCCATTACCAGCGTTGGTTCCGATCGCAACGCTGTCTGCACCCTGCGATGTGTATGCCGTACCATGACCAATCGCAATTGCTCGTACTCCTTGATTACTGGTTGCCGTATTGTACCCAATGGCAACCGCTGTCTGTTTCTGCAAGTAGTTTCCTGCTAGGTACCCAATCGCTACGCCCGTGTACCCCGAATTGCTTCCCTGCGTGTACTGACCCGCTCCGTTCCCGATCGCGACACCGTTTGGTCCCTGATTGCTGGTACCTGCTTGGTAACCGATCGCTACCGAATTAGATCCCTGTGTATTTGATCCAGCTGAATTACCTATTGCGACTGCATTATTGCCCTGATTGGAGTAGCCCGAAGAACTTCCTACCGCGACTGCGTTGTATCCTTGTGTCACGCCTCCAGCATACGACCCCACTGATACTGCATAGTTGCTTTGTCCGTTGTTTCCCGCATTATCACCAACAGAAACCGTTCCTGTTCCTTGACCTGTGTATCCTGCCGCATTTCCGATCGCAACTGCATTACTTCCTTGTGATGTGCCTCCAGCCGCCGCCGCTCCGTTTCCAATCGCAACTGCATTGGACCCTTGAGTGGCAAACCCAGCATACGTCCCGATCGCAATGGCTCCTGCCCGTTGATTGGTGTATCCTGGTCCCTGACCAATAGCGACTGCACCCTGCCCTTGATTTAAGTTTCCCGCGTCAGGGCCAATAGCAACATTACAAAAACTCTGGCCATTTCTGCCCGCATTATATCCAACAGCGACTGACTGATACCCCTGAAGGTTGCATCCAGCTTGATGTCCTACCGCAACACTTATAGCTCCCTGGCTGATATTTCCAGCAAGATATCCTATTGCAACTCCATAGTAATCCTGGTTTGACTGACCTGCCTGAAGACCGATCGCAACGTTTGCAACTTTTTGAGCCGTCTGACCCGCTGCGTTTCCAATTGCGACTGACTCGTTTCTTTGATTTGATTCACCTGCCCGTAATCCAATTGCGACGGAATTGTAATCTTGATTTAACGAACCTGCCAAGAGTCCGATCGCAACACTGTTGGTTCCCTGACTGTTGGAACCTGCCACATTTCCGATCGCAATGGAATTTGGCTGTTGTCCAGACACTCCAGATGCAGCACCGATAGCAACACAGTTTGAACCTTGATTGCTCTGGCCAGCATACAGACCAATGGCTACACTTTGTATTCCTTGAGTATTCGATCCCGCCAAGTTTCCGATCGCAACTGAGTTGGTCTGTTGATTACTGTATCCAGCATTGGTTCCAATCGCAACAGAATGAGGCTGAGCAGAAACGTATCCTGCGTTTTGACCAATACCAATTGTATTAGAATTCCCAGAATTCGCACCTGCATTGGTTCCGATCGCAATGCAGTTGGGTTGGGGGGCGTATAATCCAGCATTGCACCCGATCGCAACGTTATTGCTTCCCTGATCAATTTGACCAGCCAGAATTCCAATGGATACTCCGTTGGATCCTTGAGCACTCTGTCCCGCCTGGTATCCGATCGCGATCGCATTCGATCTCTGGGTAGTTTGACCTGCCAGTTGACCGATTGCGACAGCGTTCGCTCCCTGAGTATTGTTTCCAGCATTGGTTCCAATCGCAACCGCATTTCCTCCTTGTGACGTATATGCCGCATTGTTTCCGATGGCTACTGAACTTTGACCTTGAAGGCTACTTGCAGCTGCATTTCCAACCGCAACAGAGAAATTTCCTTGGGATATGCTTGCCGCAGCGTTTCCAACAGCGACCGAACTATTTCCTTGGTTGCTCTGACCCGCTATCCATCCGATCGCAATTCCACCATTTAACTGCCTTGCGAATCCCGCTTGATATCCAATCGCAATCCCATACTGACCCTGCGTATTGCATCCTGCCTGGAATCCCATAGCGATGGAGTAACCTGCGCCACCATCTCCACTTCCCTGGTTGGATTGTCCTGCCGCATTTCCGATCGCAACACAGTTCGCTACCTGAGTATTGCTTCCAGCATTGGATCCTAGTGCAATTGTAGCTGCCGTTCCCATCAGATTCCATGACATTCCGCCCTTCTGGGAATTGTAGACGCCTCCAGAAGGGATATTGACGAATCCAGGTCCCCATTTGAGAGTGAGAGTGCCTTCGCCCGCATCATTGTTCGTCGCACAAATGAATATCCAGTTGGAACCTATCTGGTTAGAAACCGTCTCGTAACTCACCACTTGAATAGAACCATTTGATATGTAAGGGCCAGAGGGAATTGAGTTGGGGACCCAGTAGGCAGCATACCAAGCGGTTGTTCCAAGACTAATACTCCACGACCCACCATAATCCGACCCAATATTCAGGTATCCAAACGAAGCCATCGCATTATTGACGGGAATGGCGATTATACGAGCAGTTCCCGAGACAACACCTGTTGTTCCGTTCCACGTAATGGTTCCGCCGCCAGAGGTTACCCAGTTGGCGTTCATGGTGTTGGAATCGGCGGCTCCGAGAGTCCCGAGCGTCAGAGAACTGTACTTGACGGCACCCGTTCCAGAGTTGTAGGACAGCACTGTTCCAGCGTAGGCGTTGGATCCTGGTGTAGTCAAGAACACGTTGGACGCAACTGTGAGATTGGACCCAAACGTTGCTGCCCCTGTATTGGAAAACGTTCCACCAACTGTAACGTTGGATCCAAAGGTAGCGATTCCTGTGTTGGACTGAGTTCCTGCAACTGTGATATTGGAGGAAAAGGTTGCGATTCCTGTGTTGGACTGTGTCCCCGCTACCGTGATATTCGATCCAAAGGTAGCGATCCCTGTGTTGGACTGTGTCCCCGCTACCGTGATATTCGATCCAAAGGTAGCGATCCCTGTGTTGGACTGTGTCCCTGCGACTGTGATATTGGAGGAAAAGGTTGCGATTCCACCGTGCAGGGATGTTCCGTTCACATTGAATGTTCCTGAAACATCAAGCGTGTAGGAAGGTGCGCATCCTACACCCAGTCGCCGATTTGCGAGATCTACCTGGAGAGCGGGAAGTGTATTCGCAGTAGAATGAACGACGAGCGTGTTTGAGGTTGTAGGCCTGTATCCCGCGTTACTGCCGATGTAGATATTGTTTGAGAGAGCTGGGAGATTGCTTGCTGCGTTGGTTCCGATGGCGATCACATCATTTCCTCCTCCTGAACCACCAGCGGTATTTGAACCTATCACCGTCATTCTAAGACCTCCACCCGCAATAGCACCCGCTCCGATTGCAATTGATCCTGTATTTCCACCGTATGCTCCAGTTCCAATCGCAATTTGGTCTTCACTATTCTGAGCTGTACTTGATCTTGTTCCAATATTGATAGAACGGTTTCCTATATTAGCATTCCCATTCCCATTATCGGCTATCCCAGCCAACGAACCAATGACAATCACATTACAAGAATTTGAATTATATTCTGGACCAGGAGCATTCCCTGCTCTAGCGCCTATGTATATGTTGGATGCTCCGTAATTACTGTATCCAGCATTGGATCCAATCGCAATCAGGTTTGTTCCCCCGCCAGTATTGCCGTATGCAGCCTGGTATCCCATCGCATCTACAAGGGATGCTAGATTTCCCCTTGCCGCTGAATCGCCGATTGCATTTATAAATGACCCACCAGCCACATAACCTGCTGTATTACCAATAAAGTTGTTGTTCGAACCAGTCGCAGAATTTCCAGTATTCGGTCCAATGCAGACATTGCCTGAACCTGTTAAAAAGGCTCCAGCACCACCACCTATACCGACTGTTCCTACCCCTGTGTAGTTTACACCAGCAAATTGTCCTAGGAATACGTTTACTGATCCAGCAGGGATATTAGAGCTGCTAAACCTTCTTCCAATGAATATCACATCATTTCCAGAATCAAGATTCGTTGAAAGACCGTTTATATTCGATAGGTTACTGATCGTTCCGACGGATAGAGTTAATCCAATGTTAACGTTCGACCCAAAGGTCGCGATTCCCGTATTCGACTGTGTTCCGCCTACGGTGATATTCGACCCAAACGTTGCTGCCCCTGTATTCGACTGTGTTCCGCCCACGGTGATATTCGACCCAAAGGTTGCGATTCCTGTATTGGATTGTGTTCCTGCTACGGTGATGTTGGACCCAAAGGTCGCGATTCCTGTATTGGACTGTGTCCCGCCTACCGTGATATTCGACCCAAACGTGGCGATTCCTGTATTCGACTGTGTTCCTCCGACCGTAATGTTGGACGAGAACGTGGCGATTCCACCGTGCAAGGATGTGCCGTTCACATTGAATGTTCCTGACACATCCACCGTGTAACCAGGAGACACAGTTCCAACACCCATCCGACTGCCAGCGGCATCCACGCGAACAAAGGTTGGTGAATCATACGTATTGCCGTTCTTGATACTTAGGCCGTAGTTTCCTCCTTCAAAGATACTGAATAAGCTCTGCACAACTGTTCCTCCTCCTCCTCCGCGAGTTGCGAAGGATACGAGAGCGTAATTTGATGTGCTAATACTACCCGTTCCTAATCCAGCTTCTAGGAACAGTCCTGCTGTTACGCTAGTTGCATTGTTTCGGGCGATACGCACCCCGTTGGATCCAGCACTGCTAGTTTGGATATCAAGAGTATACTGAGGTTCGGTATTCTGGATTCCGACGAATCCTGAATTTCTAGATACAAAGAAGGAACTTATTGTTTGGATATCAGCTGTGCCTGGTCCTGAAGCAATGAGTAGTCCGTCAGCAGACTGATCCCATCCAATACCAATGTATGGTACAGCATTTGTGTTGCAATACCATGAAATAAACCCCGTGCGAGTTCCAGACGACACTATATTCAATGCATAATTACTTGGACTCGCAATTTGACCGATCATAGCCCTGTTCATCGTGACATTCGATGCAAACGTTGCAGCACCTGTATTCGACTGCGTTCCTGCGACTGTGATGTTGGACGAGAAGGTAGCAATTCCGCCGTATGACGATGTGAACGTGACCACCAACGAACTTGCCGTGGTCGTTCCTGAACCGTTGGCGAAGGTGAGAGCAGCACTTCCCGCGGCCGTTCCTGCGTTGTTATAGAGGATCTGGGTTGTGGATCCGCCGATCGGTCCCGTTGCACCTGAAGCACCTGTAGGTCCCGTTTGCCCTGTTGCACCTGTCTGTCCTGTCGCACCTGTCTGTCCTGTCTGTCCTGTCTGTCCCGTCAGACCCTGGACTCCAGAAGGGCCTGTAGGACCTGTAGGACCACTTAGACCCGAAGGACCTGTAGGTCCTGTAGCACCCGTCTGGCCAGTTTGACCTGTCTGTCCTGTCTGTCCCGTTAGACCTTGGACTCCCGAAGGACCAGTGGGACCGCTTAGACCTGAAGCACCTGTGGGTCCTGTTGGCCCGCTGAGTCCAGAAGCACCCGTGGGACCTGTAGGACCCGATAGTCCGCTAGCACCTGTAGGTCCTGTAGGTCCACTTAGTCCGCTTGCTCCAGTAGGTCCTGTAGGTCCAGATAATCCACTTGCTCCCGTGGGACCCGTAGGTCCACTCAGTCCGCTAGCACCTGTAGGTCCCGTTGGTCCACTGAGTCCACTTGCACCTGTAGGCCCCGTTGGTCCGCTTAGACCTGAAGCACCTGTAGGTCCTGTAGGTCCAGACAGCCCACTTGCTCCCGTAGGTCCCGTTGGTCCGCTCAATCCGCTAGCACCTGTAGGCCCTGTTGGTCCGCTGAGTCCTGAAGCACCTGTAGGTCCCGTTGGTCCAGATAATCCACTTGCACCCGTAGGCCCTGTAGGTCCTGTTGGTCCGCTGAGTCCTGAAGCACCAGTAGGCCCTGTTGGTCCACTCAATCCGCTAGCACCCGTAGGTCCTGTTGGTCCGCTGAGTCCAGAAGCACCTGTAGGTCCTGTTGGTCCTGTTATTCCTTGTACTCCCGAAGGTCCAGTTGGTCCCGTTGGCCCCGACAATCCAGAAGCACCTGTTGGTCCCGTTGGTCCACTGGGTCCAGTAGGACCTTGCAGAGATAATGTATTTGGGCGTGCATATGTTATGCGTCCAGTCCCCGAATCAAAAAACAAGATATTGGAGGAGGCGTTGGATTGTAGGAGTGGAGCATATACTTGTCCGTCATTCGAAATTTGATAGAGCAGTGTGCCTCCCGATAAGTTCAGTGATCCAGCGATTCCAACTCCAGAACGGAACTCAAACCTAGTATTATTCGCAGTTTCTGAGGCAATAACAAACGTATTAGACCCTGAATTTCCGTAGGTCCCAAACATATTGGTAAAATTACCTGTCTTTGCGATGCTAAACATTACATCACGTGCGCCGTCTCCAGATGTAAAATGATAGGCAGTAGTACTCAAATTACCAGCATCAAAGTTTTCGTTTACACTAAATCCGTCGGCACCGTGAGAATAGAGGATTTGTCCATCTATATTCAATGTATTTGAAATGTATGCGTCATTGACTGTGAGATCGCCGTTCACAGTGACTCCCTGACCTTCTGAGATCGTGAGAGTAGATGTATACGTTGTTAGACCAGTGGATGGATTGTAGACGAGAACATTTGGAGCAATGTTATTTGATGTGTGTTGAGAGGTCGTTCCAGGTGGTGGTCCTCCAAACGGAAGAGGGTACCGAGACGCGACCTGTGCTGGATAACTACTGAACGGTGTTCCTGTGGCTGCATACCAGGTAAACGCGTCATAACTCACTACGAACGACGGGTTTGGTACGAGATTTCCGTTAATATCCTCTGCTCCGATAATGGATGATCCTCCTGCAATCCAAATAGATCCGTTCCAAGCAACGGTGTTGAATGCTGACCCGTAGAATGGTCGAATTGGCTCCCAAGTCATTCCATCCCCACTGGTGAACATGGATGTTCCGCCTCCTCCACCCACGCACACCCACGTAATTCCGTTCCACGCCGCATCTGTTGCGATGAATCTCTGCACCGTGGGGTCAGTATCATCAGGCGTATCATTTAATACGGGGGTCCACGTCCCGTATCCCCCACTGGTATTCCTGAGTATGGACCACGTATTTTCTGGGGCATTAAATGTGTATCCATTCCATGATCCACGCCCGTTTCCTACCGCTAACCAGTAGTGTCCATTGTAGACAACGCGATTTATAACAAACATCGGGATGAATACATCCCCCAATCTCCAATTGATTCCATCAATACTGCTTATCGGGTTCGTGCTGCCGTAATTATCAATGGCTTCAATCGCGATCCAAGTATTATTTCCATCGGTCGCAACTTGAGTTGTAGCAAAGGAGGTAAATGCTGGAGGGTAATTGATCGGAGTCCACGAGTTTCCATCGTCCTCGCTGTAGAATGTGTGAATAAACAGATTCCCTGTCTGAGAAGGATTCCGTCCCGTATATCCTCCCGCCACCCACCGCCCCTGATTCGCATTGTAGGCGATAGTCAATCCATAAAAGAGTGATGTGCCGTATCCTCGTGCAGCAAGTTCGAATGGATCGGTTAATGAAAGAGTATTGGTTGCCCATCGAAGGATTCCTGTGGGAGCATACCAGTCACGGCCATTCACGCTGCGAAGAATTGATGAGGATCCACTTACGTCATTCGCATTTCCAACCGCAATCCAGACATTTCCGCTCCACGCAACGCTGAATCCCGTAGCAAACAGGGGAGTTGTCCGTCCTCCGCCCTGAACAGTTAACCACGATGTTCCGTTTGTCGAATACTGAATAGATGAACTTGCGTCACTACCTACGGCCACCATGAAATTCTCGGTCGTGTCCGTAATCGCAGATGTTCCGTCAGCAGACGTTATAACAACGTTTCCAACGCTGTCGGTAGACAGGAAGGTTGAACCGACGTAGACGGTAGCCCCTGCAAAATGGGCATCGGCAAACGGGAACTCTGCCGTTCCGAGACTGTACACGCCAGGGGTTATGGGAACAATGTTTCCCGACACATAGATGTTTCCGCTCGACGGGTTCAAGATAAGACTGTTATTCGCGTTAATCGTCAAATTGTTGTTGGCATTTCCGACAATGGTTCCAGTCTCCATCGACATTGAGGATGATGATAAAGTTGTTTGAGACGTGGGAACACCAAGAATAAATACTCCTGATCCACCATTTCCACCACGTCCGCCACGCGCGCCGCCACCGCCACCTGATCCAGTATTGGGTAGGGCGTTACTTCCCGAAATAAACCCATTCTCGATATTTCCGCCATTTCCCGCTCCGCCTCCACCGCCATACGCAATTTGTACAAGAGTTTCTGATCCACCACCACCGCCACCTCCATACGACGCATTCAGGTAAAATCGAGGAAGGCCTCCATTTCCTGAGGCGGAAGATGATGCATCAACTCCAACGCTTGCGAGACCACCTCCGCCACCTGTAACGAAATATGGTGTATTACCCGCTCCGCCCGCATACCCTTGAGACCCCGCTCCACCAGCAGATATAATCGTAAAATCCCACGAACCGCCGCCACCTGCACCTCCATTAAGACCAGGCTGGGGACCATATGTAAACGATCCGCCTCCTCCACCTCCAAGGGCAGTTATCCCTAAAAAGGTTGTATTCGATCCGTTAAATCCATACCCATTTAAGGGAGGATCATAATCACCCTCTCCACCACTCCCAATCACGACGGAGTAGGTTGAAGCAGAGGATAAACTTAGATAACCAGCGTTGTATTGTGATACAGTCACAACACCGCTCAAATTAGGGTCGTTCGTCTGAAGACCACCTGCTCCGCCACCTGCGCCCACATTGTAACCACCTCCTCCTCCACCGCCCACGGCAAAATACGTAACATTTGAGAGCGATGCAGAAACGATAATATTTGTATTGGTTCCGATGATGTAGTATGTGTATCCGCTCATCGTAAAGGTCGACAAGGGCGGTGACGAAAAGATAAGTGGACTCGAACTACTACTAGAAAACCCTTCCGTTCCCACATTGCAGATATTGCACAGGTTCATAAACAGATTCCCCGTCATGTTTGTGGTGTTCGCGACATTGAGCGAGGAGACATTGAGCATTCCTGATGTGTAATTGAACGTGAATGTTCCTGTTGCCCCCGCTGCCCCTGACTGGTTGAAAATCACTTGGGTATCCGTTCCTGCAATAGGGCCTGTTGGTCCAGTAGGTCCTGATAATCCTGAAGCACCTGTGGGACCTGTGGGACCTGTAGAACCCGTAGGACCTGTTGGTCCAGTCTCACCCGTTGGCCCAGTTACACCTGTAAGCCCAGTTACACCTGTAAGCCCAGTTACACCTGTAGGACCCGTAGGACCCGTAGGTCCTGTGAGACCCGTAAGTCCAGTTGCTCCAGTCGGACCCGTTACACCTGTAAGCCCAGTTACACCTGTAAGTCCAGTTGCACCTGTAGGACCCGTAGGACCCGTAGGTCCTGTGAGACCCGTAAGTCCAGTTGCTCCAGTCGGACCCGTAGCGCCGCTTCCCGACCCACCTCCACCAGATGGACCTGTAACACCCGTAGCTCCCCGCGGCCCAATCAAGCTCTCCGATACGAACCACGGATTGTTGGTCCAAATCACTTGCGACACTGACGCCGTCAGCGAATACTTCTGGAAGCGCAAATCCATCAACGTATTTCCTGAAACACACGTGTACGTCAAATTGTATGTCGTCCCTGCAGTTAATCCGTAGACAGACGACAGATCCAGAGTGATAGCATACGACGCGTTGGTTGTTGTGTTGGTAAGCACCAACGATGGTTTCACATTTGAATTATCATATGCCGCAAATTGGACGTTCAAGTTCGAGACAGGTAGAATGTTCACATTACACACCACGTTGGACGCAGGGAGAGTTTTGTTGTCGAATGCGTAGTTGTAGATATTGGGTGTTCCCAAGTACAGACTGTACGCCATATCGTTCCAGTTCTGGTAATATGTTGCATACTTCGGTCCATAAAGTATGTAGGCCGACGTATCCAAGTAAAAATCATCTACGGTTCCTATCGCGGATGTAGGCGGACCCACCCCGTTCAGAATTGTTTTTCCATTGGCTCCAGGTGGACCTGTTGCCCCCGTTTGACCTTCACCGCCACCTCCGCCGCCACACGACGAAGAAGGTGGACAGAATGTTCCTAAAAAGACACGTTTGGATCGGATCATGTCCGTCACATCCGAGCTATTGTAGCTCGCCATGTCCTTGTCCTACTGTTATTATCAAGAAGGATTTATAGTTGTAAGTGTTTACGACACTAAATTTAGAGGAGTGCGAAGTTCACCTGAAGCGAATGGAAGGTTGACTGATTTCCAGTAGCACCTGTTCCGGTTACGACGGTGTAGAGGGTTTCTCCCTTGAGAAGTTTGTGGGATATAAGATCGTTGATTATCCGTGTTGTGCCTCCTACTGCAGACAGAGAAAGCGATGAAATAATGTTACTCGCTACAACACTGTTATGGTAAATAGTTGCGGTCATAATGCCGTTATTGATGATTGGATTGTTTATATTCATCGTGATACCGTGGAAAATACAGTCCTGTTCCACAACAAACGGAACTTCAACTCCAGCAGTTGTAATAGCGCTTGCGATATTCTGTGTTCCAGGAGTTATGTAGTATGTATCGTTAAATTCTGCTGTGCTCCAGGTCCCTGTGGACTCATATAACGTATAAATAACGTTCGTAGGAATTTGGGCGGTTGTGAACCCCAGACCGTTCGCTGAATGATACTGGAGACGAGTATACGATAAGATGATGACCGACGAGAGATTTGTCTGTGAGATCTCGGCCAGGCTACAGTTGGTGAGACCCGTTCCTGTTGCGGCGATGAGAGACGCTCGCATATCTAGGTATCCTGCCGACACGGTCTCTTTTGCTATAAGTCGGGAGCCCGAACAGTTAGTTCCAACTAGGAAATTGTTCATATCACGCTCAGACACTCGGTTCTGTCCCGCTACCCTCACGCAACTCGCATACCCGCCAATCTGTCCGCTCGTGTTAATATTTATGGTAGATCCCCGCATAGTATCTGCCGACGTTGGGAGTTCAGGAGAAGCAATGTCCCCTCGGGTGAGAACGCCCACGACATTTCCTCCAGGGTTGTAGTTGGTCATATTGAGAACTATTCCTCGTATTTTGGTGGTTAAGACATTGGACCCTTCAATGTAGAACCCTACATACACGGCTCCCGATGTTATGGTTGAACTGCTGGTGAAGGTCACGGTCACATCTTCAATACGACAATTAGAATTCATCGTCACCATTGTGAAGGAGGTCGTGGCGTTCAAGTACTGAATCTGCACCGACTGAGTTCCTGCTCCACGAATGGCTACACCGTTGGACAGCACGAGGGGGGCAGTGAGAGTGTAGGTTCCAGGTCCTACCCATACGAGATTCCCTGTCGTTGCAGCCGCTACAGCTGTGTTCAAGGTTTTGTAAGGGTATGTTCCCACCGCACCATACGCATCGTTTCCGTACACCGAATCGACCCGAATCACATTTCCGTAAGAAAATGAGAGAGGAGTGGTCCAATACAGAGTCGTAGCCGCCGAAGAAATAGTTAGCACTTGGCCAACGTTTCCGAGCGTCTGAGGGTAGGCGGCACCGTTCACCCGAGACAGGGAGAGATTGTTGGAGATACGGGCCGCCGACACCGTCAGGAGTCCAGTTGAGTAATTGAACGTGAGGTTGGACGACGCTCCAGGGGATCCTGCCTGGTTGAACACGACCTGCGTATCGCTTCCCGCAGCAGGTCCCGTGGGTCCAGTGGGTCCCGCGGGCCACGACGGTCCTACGGGGTTCCCTGACATATCACTGTACGTGACCATTCCTGACGCAGTTGAAATAATTACGCTACCAAGGTAGATACTTGATCCGCCGACATACAGATGATGCCATGGTTTCTCTTCCGATCCAAGGTTGTGGACATTGGACGATGCAGGCAAGAAATCTCCCGATAGTGTCACTATTGCCCCCGAGACCGTGCTGCTGTAGGTAAACCCAGATGCTCCTGCAACTGTTCCTCCACTTCCCGTATAAATAATTGATCCGAGGGTTCCACCTGCAAACGGTGTGGTCGTGCGGTAGAGAGAGCGTCGGGCGGCAACCGCATACCCGTCTTCAAATAAATTATTGGAGATCGGGAGCCAGTTTGTGCCGTCCGTGCTGCTGGCGATTGTGGCGTTAGAGTCTCCAACCGCTATCCACCGAATCCCGTTCCACGCCACACTCCAGCAATCATAGTTGAACGGCTGAGTCCCCGCAAGAGACCAGTTTATTCCATCAGAGCTGTTCGCAAGGCAGGCACCAGACGCACTGGTTCCGCCCGCGACCCACAATGCTCCGTTCCAGGCCACCGAGTTGCCCCAGCTCTGAAAAATGTTGGATGCTGAGTCCGCGCCCGTCCAATTGGAGCCATCGGAGGAATACGCAATAGTAGATGTTCCCGAGACACCTGTCGCAACCCAGAGCACGCCATTGTATGCAATCGCCTGAACTCCCGCATCTCCAAAGATCGCATTGGACGGCTGAGGAGTCCAGTTTACACCATCATAACTGGTCGCAAACATATTGGATCCGCCACCGACCGCTACCCAGTACGATCCTCCCCACGCAACTCCGAAACCGCCATACGAGAAGATCGGGCTGGCTGACGTGTCCACCGCTGTCCACGTCATGCCGTCGTACGAATAAGCAATGGACGCCTCAAGGGTTCCCGCCTGACCACCCGTCGCCACCCAGACATTTCCGTTCCACGCTACACCCCATCCATAATCAGGGAAAGGAGACGAAGCGACTCCTGTCCAGGTGATGCCGTTCGGGGAGTAGGCTAGAGTATTGGATCCGTTGCCCGTGGCCACCCACATAGTCCCGTTCCATGCGATACCCCAAGCGTACCCGTTCCCACTTGGTGCACTAAACACATTGCTGTCCGTTCCTACCCAGTTGCTGCTGTCGTATGTATAAGCAATATCATATGCCCCATAACCGCTGGCGACCATGAAGTTCTCCGACGTAACATTCACCAGGCCTGATGGTCCAGTGGGGCCCTGAGGTCCAGTAGGTCCCAGAGGCCCTGTAGGTCCTGTGGGTCCCAGAGTCCCCGTTGGTCCAGTGGGCCCAGTAGGTCCACCCGAATCACCCTTGGGTCCCTGAATACCCCGTACACCTGTGGATCCCGGTGGTCCAGTGGCTCCAGTTTCTCCAGTCGGTCCAGTGGATCCTGTTTCACCTACCGATCCTGCAAGTCCGATAGGACCAGTCTCACCCGTAGGCCCTTCAACTCCGGTCGGTCCAGTTTCTCCAGCAGGTCCAGACGGCCCTGTCTCACCTGTTGGTCCTTCAACTCCGGTGGGTCCCGTTGGCCCCGACTCGCCTATTGGCCCTGTGGGTCCCAGATGACCTTGTGGTCCTGTAGGCCCTGTTGCTGCCTCTGGTCCTGTCGGCCCTGTCGGTCCTAGATCGCCTTGGGGACCCGTAGGTCCCGTTGCGGCAGCAGGACCCGTAGGTCCAGACGGTCCCGTCGGTCCATCGGGGGTTCCAGGCGGCCCCTGAGGCCCCGTTGCACCCATATCAATCGCAAACGCAAAAGGCCAGTTCACAATTGGAACTTGTCCGGGAACACCTGCAAACAACCCATTTCCACTGGACAAAATAACATTAGATCCATTCGGGGACATTGCTACGCCATACCAAAGGGTCGAGTTCCCAACGTCTGTCTGTAAAAACCAGTTGGATCCCTGGTCGGTGCTCCAATACACTGCTCCGTTAATACCGTCTACTGCAATAGCCGTTGATCCGTCAGCTGAACAGGCGATGATCGTATAAATCGGAAGGCCACTTATTGTTGTCCACGTTGCACCTCCATCCGTGCTGAGTATGGAATAGTCCCAAGGACCAACGAAGGGCTGAATACTCTGGCTGCCGTAAATCACATTTCCGTCGGCGGAACACACGACCTTGTGGAAACTATAGGCAGGGCTAGTGGTTGTCCAGTTCGCACCCTGATCGTGGCTGACAAAGATCGTTCCTGCTGCACCTGTGGAATCTTGACCAGCGCTGGCCACGAGCGTCTGACCATCCGCCGAACACGCAACCGAATTAAAGACGTAGTATCCATCTGTAGGAAGATTCGCAATTGCATAATTGGATAAAAAGTCATTCACGACCCAGTTTGAACCGTAATTGGAGGAGGTGTAGATGAGATTTCCCGTTGTCGAGTACCCGATCGCAAAGGATCCGTCTGCCGAACACGCCACACTTGTCCATAGGGTTCCTCCGTCTCCTATGTACCACGTAGACCCTGCATCCACTGACACATACATCGTTGTGGGTCCACCCAAATAGTCATACCCTGCAGCGTAGACTATTTGTCCGTCTGGAGTCTCAGCAACAACGTTCATGTTGTTGATGAATCCTGTTGGTTGAGCAGGGGTTCCTGTCATCGCCAGTGTTCCTCCAGACAGAGTTCCCGTATATAAGGCAGTAATTGTTGAACAATACACAAGTCCAGAATCGTTAACAGTTGCGGGATTCCAAGCTTCTACTGGTGTTCCGAGTATCCATACTCCGGAGGCATAGCTAGGAGAGTACGTAATGGACTGAGGACCGTAGAGAGCAGCTCCGCAAATATCAATGTAGGTATCTCCCAGCTTTCCAATATTGGACGTAGGAGCACCTACGCCCGTCAGAATAGATACACCTGTTGCACCGATCTCTCCTGAAATACCGTTTGTTCCCGCCGGACCAGTTGCTCCCGCTGGACCTCCAACACCTGTGGCTCCCACTCCACCCACAATATTTGTGATAAACGGCCAGTTTGTACCGTTCGTATCTACTGTTCCGTTTGACTCACCGACCATGAATGTTGATCCATCGGGTGATATACCAGACGACAACCACTGCCCAATACCCGAATCTTCTTGCGGTGTCCATGTAACGCCAGAGTCACGGCTTACATAAATGTAGCCGCTCAGAGATGTGGCTACAAGGATGGAACCGTTAGACGAAGAGGCTACAGACGTCCACGTCTCCGCTGAAAGAGATGTAAGAAACCATGATGCACCTGAATTTGGACTTATATACACTCGTCCAACTCCATCCTGTGACGCAATTGCGTTGACTCCATCCGCTGAACACGCGACCGAATTCCATCCTCCACCCGTCAGATTCTCTGTTCCATCCACCTGCGTCCAATCAACACCTGCGTTGGACGACACATATATCCACCCTGCATTTCCAAGATTGTTCCTGGTCTGGACTGCATACAGTGTCTGACCGTTCGACGATGATGCAACACCTCCCCAAGTTCCGGTAGGACTTCCAGCGTAGGCAGCCCAATTTGAACCGTAGTCAGCTGAACTGTAGAGAACACCAGCAGTTCCGTCTGGGTGATTGATCTCCGATGCAACTGCGACAGATCCGTCGTATGAGCAAGCAATGGAGGACCAAAAACCATATGAATCAGCATTTGATGAATACGACCAACCGGTCTCAGCATTTGAGATAGCGATGTTCTGACCACCAGTAGAATTTGAGGCAGCAACTGCATACGCATACTGCCCATCTACCGAGGATGCAACACTTGTCCAATACGCAGGGGCAATCTGCTGAGCAGTAAACACCCAATTTCCATCCAAAAACTGACCGTTAAAGATCTGACCTGGACCTCCATCTGCCGTATTTTGAGCAACGTACGTTGTGGTTGAAATACTGCTCAGAGCTGCAATTGTTGACCAAACTCCTATAAAGGGGCACACGGGTGTCCACTGGTACTGTCCGTCCATGTTGGAATTGTACACGATCGTAAGCGATTTTGGACCGTACAGCTCATTGTTTGCAGTATCAAAGAAGGTATCTCCATAATTTCCGATAGTGATGTTTGGAAGATATGGTGCACTCAAGAACGACTGACCCGTATTGCCCACTGGACCCGTTGGGCCTGTTGGACCAGATAATCCCTGGTCTCCCTGACTACCTTGGCCGCCATTTGAACCTGATGGACCTGTAGCTCCAATTAAGTTCGTAGATGGGACCAGACCTCCTAGAACAGTCACTTCAAACCAAGGGTAATTGGAGAGTCCCGTATACGCTGAATTTGTTCCCAGAGATGTGATCTGCTCGCCGTTGAAGGTTGATATGTATTCAATCTTGAGACATGCCTGCATAATGTTGGATGGACTTACGAATGCTTCGGCAATACCGTTCTCTGCTAACTGTGCCGATCCAAGTGGAGTTGGGGTCGTGGTTACATCATACCATCGAAAGGATGCATATGCGGTCCCGATGGATGTCCAGAGAGGCACAGAGCCCACCAACGAATACGTCCGCGAAGGACTGAGTGTTAAAACACTTGTTGATGCATCAAACACAATATCGTCTCCAAACGATGTCGTTATCTGATTGAAGCCAATCACGTCTCCCACTGTCGCAACGTACGTATTGGATGTCTGAGGAGACTCCGACGTCATATCTCCACGAGCATAACTCGCGATCGCTCCAATTCCCTGCTGACCCTGAATACCCTGGATACCGCGATACGAAACTCCGACATACGGCAGCGGGCGACGAGATGCGATGCCTGAACCTAACAATGAAAATCCGGAGGTATTGATAACCGACCACGTAACTGCATCAGCACTGTACGCAATCGTTCCCTGCGTCAAGCTTCCTGACGGGGTGAGATTGAGACCCGTCATTGACCAGTATGTTCCGTTCCACGCAATAGAGTTGATTCCGGCAGATCCAATCTGGGCATCCGAGTTTGACCATGATTGACCGTCAATGCTTTCATATAGAAGATTGTCTGCACCCGCAAACAACCAGTAAAGACCGTTCCAAGCTAAGGCCTGCGTATAAATATCACTAGCTCCACTCACCTGGTTGGCGGGAATAATTTGAGGGGTTCCTAAGATGGCAGTCGCATTGGACCAATCAATACCATCCTGGCTCCACACAAGAGATTGCGAATATACTCCTCCAGATACATTGACGCCCGCTGCAACCCATACATTACCATTGTACGCCACTCCATTTCCTGAGTAACTGAAAGTCTCGCCGGTTACATTCGGAGAAAACGATTGACCGTTATCGTCACTGTAGATGATACGACGATCGCCTTGTCCCACAGCTACAAACCGCTTTCCGTCGGAGGCAATAGCATTTCCCTGACCCACGTTGGAAAACTGTGATGCTTCTGATGCCAGTGTCCACGTCTGAGCATCCTGACTGTAATAAATCGTGCGTCCACCACGATCAAATGTTAGAGCAACCCAAGATGTACCGTTCCATCCAAGGGCTTGGATATTTCCGTTCACTTCAGGAGGCGTCAGAGGAGACGACCATGTGTGTCCATCCGTACTTACTAGAAGCGACGAACCACCCGCAACCCACACAGCTCCGTTCCAGGCAACACACGTACCGGTCGCAAGCGTATTCGAGTTTGCAGGGTACCAATTCGCACCATCTACGCTCCACTGTATAGTGTTGCCTGATGCGTCCAATCCCACAGCTACGAGATAGTTCTCGGTTACATCATCGTTCGCAAAGGCGGTATGTCCAGTAATGTTGTTAATCCCAACAAAGTTACCGTTTGCATCAACTCCGAAGGGTGTTCCGCCAATGTACACCGTGTTCCTTCCAAAATAAGCTTCCTTAAAAGGAAATTCAGGGCTTCCGAGGTTAAACACATTGCTTTGGTTGGGAACAAGGTGGGTGGTTACCATACCCGCAGGTTGGGTTGGTCCAGATGGTGGGGGAGGCGTCACCGTGCGAACTGGAGTCCGCAAGGTCAAGCCCGATGCCCTGAGAAGAGACGACATCGTTCGTATTATAGAATGATCATACAAAAAGCGAAAACACCTTACGTAGTTCCAATGACTGGTTCACGGACATCATAAGCAGGGTTCTGCACGGTCTCGGGAACTCCCGACATCACACGAAGCATTCCGAACGGTCCGTTGGACGGGTCAGTAGTCTTCACCGATGGACGAATACTCTTCGGCAGAATTCCGATCGGGCTGGACTCGTGGAGCAAGCCGTCCACCAGAATCGTGAACACAGCCGTCAAAATCAGGGAGACCACGATATCACGGGTGCCGACAAAAGCAATCGCAAAGATCAGAACCTGGCGAAGAATAGAGTTTGTGAGAAACTCCTTCTGTGTCTCCGACAGATCAATCGTGATAAACTTGCTCCCAATATTCAGAAAAATCATCATTAACCCAACAAAGAGTTTGTTGCCGTTAATGGATTCCAGTAACATGTTCTTTCTCTATATTATTCATTCACAAGAAGAGATTAGAAAGGGGCGGCATCGCGGAGAGTAAACTTCTCGCTGCCCGAACCGCCCTCCGACGACACGACCTTGTCCGCTCCTGCCTCAGGCTCCTTCATACTCGCACCCTTCTTCTCCGACTTCTTCTCCGACTTAGAACCGGTGGGAAGCGGGGCGGGAGGGGGAGGAATATCCTTGCCTGCCGTCTTCATGATAGACTGCAGGGCATCCTTCGCATCCGAGACTGTTGCCGAGTCAAGTCCCGACTTCTTTATGGCATCGGGGATCTTCTCATTCTCATCCTTGTACTCGCGAGCAGGAATGGAGAGAACGACCGCCAGGGCCGCCAGAACCGCAACCAGCAGGGAGACTGACGAGCCGAGGTACACGACTCCCGCCAGAGCCGCGAGCTGAGCAACGGGGGACGCCAGGAGAGAGGAGATTACACGGGGAGCAGGGCGAGTCGCAAACACGATGTACAGCACTAGGATACCCGAAACAATGAACTGAGCAGTCTTGGGCATCGTGGTATTATTACTTTATCGCTGATTTTTTCTACCCGTAGTTTCACAATGGCGTCCTACGCATCCTTAGACGAAGCGTTCGGCGGATCGTATGGAAAAAAGGGACAAATCAAGCAGGAGGATAAAATCTACAATTCTCCGACTCGCCGCACCGAGAGTGCTCTTCAGCAGCATTCGAAGGTCATTGGTGAACTCACGAAAACCCTACCCATTGCGTCTCGCGAGTCCGATGAGACCGATAATTACGCCCCCGCCATGATCGGCGGAGGACGATCAGGAACAAATCAGATTGAGCCATTCAGTGTTCGCGATTACAAGGGTCCTCTTATCCCTGGAACCCCCGGATTCGCTTACGCCCCGCCCGAACCAACATCCGACCGCCGCGACGGATACGATACCCGCGTGGAAAAACTACTTCGTCGCATGGAGCGCGACAGTTCTGGGGGCGAAACATCTACGCACGATCTCCTACTTTACATTTTTACAGGTGTGTTCATGCTCTTTGTCCTGGACACCTTTGTCCACATCGGCAAGCGATCGAAGTAGATTCTTACTGATCGCCCGCCGTCCAATGCTGGACATCATACGGCCAGTTGTAGAGAACACTCTCTACAACTTGCAAGAGGTTGTTGAACGTCTCCTGGCTCTCCGCCAGAACATCTGCGCGCGAGACCATCACAACAGGATAGCACGGAGCATCAAGCTGGACGAAGTGGAACTTCTCATCATCCACCTTCAGCAGGGTGAAGACGTTCTGGAAATACTCCAGAACACTGCTACGATCAGAGAGGAACAGCGTAGAGTTCGATGCCGAGAACGCAGACTTGTGATTGATACGCCAGTCGTTGTGCGTACCCTTGCTGATGGTAAAGATCTCATCCTTCAGGGAGTTGGCGTTATCGCGGATCACACGGAGCTGGATGTTGACGGGCATTCTGTCTTACTTGTTTGGGTATGCTTCTTCCTAAATCTAAAAACGGCCGATCCGTTTTACCTTTTTGTGGTTGTAGTCTAGAGTTTACTGACCGAAATAGGCCAGAATCATCAGGAAGAATTTCAGGAAGTCGCGGCACTTCGTGGAGTTCGTCGCACGAATATACTCGCCGAACTCCTCGATATGTGCACAGTCTTCGTCAAACTTGATCGAGTCTAAGATTTCGTCCACCCGTTGGCGAAACACGGAATCATAGACGTCCAGATGGTCGTAATCAATAAACTTGTCTGCGAGAATCTCGGTAAAGGTCTTGAGTTCAGCAAGACGCTTCTCTGGCGGGGGCAGTGGCGGGAACTTGGAGGAGTTAGGGTTTGTCTTCGCCCTGCGCGGCATGGTGGATACAGTTAGATGGTTGAAGGAGGAGAGAAGAGAGTTCATGTTGGTTTCGTTTTGTGGGGTTTGGAGGCTCTTCCCTTTCTAGCCCCTTCACCGATCCGTTTTTGTTCTTACCTTACGCCAGCATGCTCACGACCCAGACCGTAGCCGCCGCCGATCCCTGCGCTGATAGGTAGGTCAGAGCATCCGCCGATGGAATCTTGCCCGACAGCCACGACCACAGAGTAATTGCAGGATTGAAATGGGCCGCCGACATTTTTCCAATGACGCCAATCGCCAAAGCAAGTGCTGCTATAAAGTAGAGGGGGTGAGCCGTGAACGCCACAACGGAAATAATTAGGAGAGTTCCCAAATACTCTGCTGCGAATCCATACATCTCAGTTCTATTTGTATAAAACGAATGAAGTTTTTGTAGCGGTTAGAAACAGCAGCATTCTCTTCCATGGCCACACTCACTTTAACCCGCAACGGATACAAAGTCCCTAAATCCACGATTGAAAACCTTGATGCCCTGCGGAAAGAACTTACTGTGAAACCTTACGTCCCCTCCGTCTTCGTGAACCCCAGGTATGTGAAGAAGTATCCTGTTTACCACGAGACCGAGAACTTCATTTACGTTCCCAAACAATTCGGGATCAAACGATGGGGCGAACCCACTCCTGAAATTACGTGCACATCTTCCCCCGACCGCTGGACCTTCGCAGGGTCTATCCGCCCTGCCCAAGTAGAGGTGGTGGACGCTTACCTCAAACCTGACCCCCATGACGGAATGATTTGTCTCCAAACTGGCGGCGGGAAAACTGTGTGTGCTCTCTACATTGCTTCCCAACTGAAAGTCAAAACCCTCATTATTGTACATAACACGTTTCTCAAAGATCAGTGGGAAGATCGTATAAAGGCATTTCTTCCATCCGCTACCATCGGCCATCTCCAGGGTGAAACTATTGATGTGGACAAAGATATTGTGATTGCGATGATTCAGTCCATTTCTATGAAAGATTATCCAAAGGAAACCTTTAAGGGATTCGGTCTCACAGTAATTGACGAATGCCACCACATTGCCTCCGAAGTATTTGTCCAAGCCTTCCAGAAAATCACGTCCAAACATATGTTGGGTTTATCTGCGACCCCTGACCGCAAGGATGGATTGATGTACGTCATTGAATGGTTTCTCGGCCCTATTCTCTACCGCTCTGAATCGGGCGATAAAGTGGACGATCTCGTGCGTGTAGAATTCTACAAGCACGAACCCCCTGATCTGGAATTCAACCGCATTCTCCTCAACAATCAGGGTGTGATGAACGTTGCAGGAATGGTGAATAAATTAGCGGAGTTCAAACCTCGTACTGAATTAGTCATCAAAATCCTCAAAGATATTCTGGAAAGCGAACCCGATCGCCAAATCCTGGTTCTCTCCGACCGTGTTCAGCACTGCAAGGATTTGATGGCTCTCTTAGACCCCGCCGTCGCCGCTATTCTTGCTCAGAATGTAGCATCGTCCAAGCGCACCGAGTTCTGTGCGTCCAAGAAAATCTTGATAGCTACCTATTCCATGTGCAAAGAAGGCTTTGACGTCGCGTCGTTGAACACACTGGTGATGGCCACCCCTCGTCCAGACATTGACCAAATTGTGGGACGGATTCTACGCACTGAAAAATCCAAGAGAACGGTTCATCCGCTCATCGTGGACATTGTGGATTCCACATTCCGCCGTCAGTTCCAAGCTCGTTTAAAACTTTATAAGGACCGAAACTATGTGGTAGAAGAAATGGAAGTGTAAGTCTAAGTCTAAGTATAATATAATGCCCGCCCACGATCGCCCGAAACGCCAGAGTGTGAAATCCATGACCAAGACCGAAAAGGCAGAGGCGGATGCGGCTCGTAATAAGGAGGCAGAGAAAGCTCGTCGCGCTGCAACCACTGCTGCTGCGACCAAGAAGCGTGCCGTCAAGGTCACAGTAGACGATATTTCTGATCGTTTTTCCAGGATGCACATCGCGGGTCGTCGTACCCGCCGTCGGCATCATCGGACTACACGCCGAAAGGCCCGTGGATCTCGTGTCCCTGTAGCGTAATCTCCCTGTACTCGCGACTTCCAGTACTCAAGAAATGCCTCAGATTTTTGCTCCAATCAACAAGTTCATACTTTCGGTTCACTAGAAGATCAACACCGTAAGGGTGGGTAATACGATCAGAAACAGCGAACTCAATATGGTCGTCGAGTGACCAACCATATTGACTTACAGACCAACGCAGAGTTTTCGTGATATTGAACCCTGCATCCTGTCCTGCTGGAACAATCTTTTTATGCGTGTGATTGATCAAAAACTCGCTCATTAAGTTATTTGGATGGATACACCCACACAGTTAAAATCATTGCGAGTAAGAGCAGTGAACTGAAATATCCTTGAAACATATACCTGTTCTCACGATTGATCTCTAATCTGAACATGTTTAGAAACGGGTCTATGATGGTCACATTCTGACCATGATAATACCGTTCTAGCCGTGTGAAAGGACACCCGTAGCCAGATACATGAAAAAATGCGATAGGAATGAAGACTGCAATCAGGAGCGGACGGAGGTTCGGGCGACTTGCAAACATTGCAACGAACAAAACTAGAACAAATTGATGGAGACCATAAAGAACCCAGCCAAGGTTCATGACTTACTTACTTCTTACTTCTTCTCAAGAAGAGAACGGCTGCAAAGAATGTAGATGAACAGAGAGTTGACTACCGGAATGGCGAAGGCGAGCAGGCTGCGGACCAGTAGCATCCATCCCTTCTTACCACGCGTCGACAGGATCAGGACGACATCCGATACCACCACAAATCCAGCTAGTAGAGCAATGAGACCGAACATAATGTAGAAGTAGCGGCACACCGTCGCACTTGTGATCTGCTTCATCCAATCGGGCTCGGACACAGGGAGGACCTCCATCTCTTATTTATTACTAGGTTCTCAAATATCTTCGTCATAGTTGTAGGCTGCCTGCTCCACGAACTCTTCGGCATCACCGACACGAGCCCGCATATCCCCGTAATCGCCGTAATCGTATCCTACCTCTACATCCCCATTCTGCGGAATCTCTCCCTGCGGCCCCACATCCCGCTCATCGTTCAATCCTTCTTCCGGTACATCTCGCGGATTTTCCCTTTCTCCAGGAGCAACCAACGGATTGTCTGGCTCGGGCACCTCCGTCTCTGCCTGGATCTCCCTCACGAACCCATCACGATCCTCTTTTGTAATGAGGTAAGGGGCAAGACCTAGATCACGAAGAGTATTGGTGATCTCACGCTGGGTGTCGGTCATATTACGCATACGTGACTTGAAGACTTCACGTTCCCGAGTAGTATACCGATCTACCGCACTCCTGGTCTCTGCCGCTGACGACAACAACGATTTCAGAGACGAGTCAGTTTTCAGAACGCTTTGGAATTGCGTAAGTACAGCCTCGTTCTCTGCGACTTTAGTTCCTAATTCAAGAATGAATCCCTTATAAATATCTCGTCGCAGGGACGGATCTCCCACAACCTGTTCCACCGCTGTTCGTGATGCATCAATATATGTTCGCAACGCCCTACTAGAAATCGTTTCCTCCGCAAGTATCCCGTAGATTCGCAGGAGAAACGCTTGGAGAACTCCTGGACGTGTTTCTTCAGCCAAAATACGTTTCAGAGTCTCAATCGGTTTCAGTTTCAGCCGACGACGAATATCCTCAGGCGTTACCGCACCCGCTGAAGCAGGAGGAGTGGGAGGAACAATTTTTCTAGATTTATTGGACGGACGAAGCGGTTGTACGATCTCCAAGGATTCCTGGGTATACGAAAAGCGTGTCGACGGAATCAGCCACGGAGTTCCAACCTTGCACGTGTACCGCGTTTCCGCCTCTGTGTTCAACCGGTCTCCTGGAGCCAAAAACGTAATATCTCGCGTCATATGAACCATCGGCGGATCAAACGCCTGACGCTGGACTGTTCCCGTACCCGTACCCGTACCCACCGCAACTGCTTGCACGCTTTCCTTAGCAATCTGCAACTCTTTGGAGAACCGCGGGGCAAACTGTTTCTGCAAACTGGACAAAATTACCCGCCTTGTTCCCTTACGATCATTCAGCAGGGTCCGCAGGAAAATTACCGAAGATCCCTTGAATGTTCCCGGATAACTCTCAAATGTTTGCGTGAGTGCGTTCATCAGAGAATCTACGAGCGGCGAATCATTTATATCATCAGTATCTCGCGGGAATCCACGCAGGAGCAAAGGCTTGGATCCAAACGATCGTCGTGGAATCAGTTGCGGTCGGTGGATCTGCAGAAGCACAATAATCGCATTGAACCCAAATAACGAGAGAGCCATGTCCACGTCTCCCTGCTGCTTAGAACTTAGTTTCTTTCCGGTAATGCGTGCTTGGACTTTTGCCGATTCGCTACGCACGTAATCTAAGAGGGGTTTCAACTGATCTTCGGACGGTAGGACCTGGATAAGTGAGATCAGTAAGTACATCAAATCTTCGGCTGGATGATTGCTTTTGAACACTGTTTGCATCTGCTTGAGTTCCTCCGCGAATCCAATGTGTACATGCTCTCCCGCTTTCCCCGTGTCTAGTTTTCCAATACGTTTCATCACCCGCCCCTCCTCATCAAACTGATCCTGATCCTCAAAAATCGCGGAAATGCGTTCTCCAGAGTACCGGCACACATAGTACCCCGACTCCTTCTCACACCACGTTTTCAAAAACTCCCGTGGCGTTTTAGCGTACGTCCCTTTCAGAATCTCCAATTCATGCTCGCACACTAGGAACACCGACGTCTCGGGGTCCAGATACACATGATCTTTTAAAGGTGCATCACGAATCAGGGCCTGGATTTCGTACAATTTATCTTCGTCCGCCTTCATCTCATCCTGCAGAATAGATACAATCATGATTCGCGTCTCATTTTCCATAGAGGCCGGAGTCGCCGCCAGATTTTTCGTAAAGAGTTCTGTGCGGTACTCCCTATGCTTTTCCAGTAAATCTAGGTGCTCCTTCAGAATCCGATCATGGGTCCCGGGAGTCCACGGAAGACGGCCGTGATACGGTGCATCTTCCCGCTCCTTATGCACAAATTGTAGCGGGACACATCCGTATCCTACTAAGTACTCTACCGTGACTTTCTTGGTAGGGCACGTGAGACCCGAATGCCCCACCGCTCCGCATGATGCACATTTGGGAGCACGGTAAATACCCCTCGTCTGGAAATCCGAGAACCCCGTGATTTCCGGTGGTAAGCAGTCTTCCGGCGTTCCTTCAATCGGTCCACTCTCCGGAAGCACCACAGGCGGCGGAATCGCGTTCACTCCTACATCTCCCGCCTGCGAAAGCAGCATTAGAGAGACTAGAGACCCACCGTCCGACTGAACACTCAACCATTTGCGTGACGAGAGAGATGAGTACCATTTTGTCTTGTAGGCATCTAGGAGCGTTTTGGAGGGTGAATCTTCCTCTTTGGTCTGGAAGGATAATTCCTGGGGAGGCGGAGATTCGTCCACTACAGCCACAGGCGGGAACTTTCGTGTCCACAGAGCATTTGGGACATCACGGAGATTGATATCGTAGATTTTCATATATTTGAGACCTTCAGTATACGGATCATTGGTTTCCGGAACCGCATGGTCAAAAATCGCTTCCATTGTCGGCAGGAGTTCCGGCAGGGGTTCTGTGGACTCCAGTTTCACGGGATCAGGGTGCACGGACAAAAAGGGGTGATCTGTTAGAGGATTCGGAGGCGTTAGAGGAGGATTGTCCACAATGTAGTGTGTGAATCGGGCAGTATCCCCAGTATCTTCCCTGAATACCCGCGAAATCGTGTACGTCCCGTCCTCCCTGTGGTTTGTGCGGGTGTACGGGAACCTGTCTAAAACATACCGGTCCTCAATTTCCGACTTTCCGTTCACAAACACTGGAACTCCGTCTCCACCCTCAAAGTACACCGCCGATTTCGGTAAGGCGTCTAGTAGCAAGAGGTAGTAATTCGGAGCCATACCCGCCCCATCTTCGTACAATGGAGCCCATCGTTGAAACCAGTTGTAATCCGCTACCTGCGGTTCCCCCGTATGTCCGTAATGCACCCACGGCAGGGTAACAGGTCTCACATACTCTGTCTGAGCAAACCCTTCTGTAGTCTCCTTGACGGCACGTTTGTACAACTTTGTAAAGGAATCTACCTCGTACTCGGCTTTGCGTATCACGGCCTTCGCGATTCGTCCCTGCGTCGGCAGCAGCTTTTCTACAAAATCCGACGCCTGTTCCTCATACGTGAAAAAGCGAATGGCTTCCGGTCGCTGAACATCTTCTTTGAATTCAAATTCTTCCAGGACCTGGAAATCGTTTGCAGGGTCAAAGACCAGTTCGGCAGCTGATGCGGCAGACATGCCCTTCTTCTTACTTACTTCTCCACACTAGAAATTGTACTATCGCACAGACCGTGAATCGCCGTACCCACCATCTCTAGAATAGATTCCGGGGTCCGCGTTGTCGCAAACCGAAACACCATTTCGGGTCGCAGGGGGTGCGGGACATCGTAGCTGACGAAGGAACACAAGTCCGACTCGTACGCTACAATCTGAGCCAAGGCTCCCAAGGTATGACCCTCCGTCACCGAGACCACGCGATAGACATTAGGTTCGGTCTCCCGAATCACCGACTCCTTCCCTGCCTTCACCCACGCCGTTGTCCTCACCTTCAGCTGCTCCAGAGCCTGCTTGAGCAACTCTTTTGCCGGAATCACACCCAGACTCTCAATCTGCATATCAAACCAGTTCGGACGACCCTTCTCGTTCTTGTGCATGATGCGCTGCTTATGAAACACCTCGAACGTTTGCTTGTCCGTGTGCTCCTCCCTCATGAGATCCGCCTTCACTTGGTCTACATGTGCACCGTAGGTGGCCACACATACTTGCGACGACTTGGGATTTACTGTGAGCCTTGCCGTCAGATGAACCGTCTCGCCCTTCTTCAGTTTCATGAAGTACATCGGCGTCTTGAGATCGCGGTCCTTCATCAAGATATCCGCCCGGGCCCCAGACACCACAAAGTCGTTGGTGGTCACATGCTGCGTGTCCTCTACCACAGGGTACCGCAGAGTAATACGAGCATTACGAATCACGTCCTCGTCTGTCGGACGAACAGCAACCGGCAGCATCTCTGTGCGGTGCCTCACCAGTTCGTGAGGCATCAGACTTGTGTTCTCCAGAACTTGGACGTCCGAGATTTCCACGGTGGGGGTTTCGTTGAGGAGGATACGACGGATAGCGTTCACAAACTGCGGGGGAACATCACGAATCTCAAACTTGAACCCGAAACCACCGAGAGTCGTAGACTTTGCCGGGATCATGGTTGCTGTTGCTGCTGTGCTTGCCATCCCTCTGTCTCGTTATTGAACTATTCGTTTTTATCTACTTGAAATTTAATGTCCACGAACGCCTACGTTCCCATCCTCTTTTACAGTGGCCAGAACTGTGCGAACTCCAAGGAGGTTGTGGGAACAATTCAGGCATTGAACAAAGCTTCGCTATTCCGGTTCGTCGATGTTCTCACCACGCCCCGGCAGTACCTCCCTCCCGATCTTCGGAGCGTCCCCACCCTTCTCTTTCCCCAGACCAAACAGATGGTGGTAGGAAAGACCAATATCTTTGCCCACCTGTCGAAACCGGTAGAGAGCCGCCGTGAGATACCTACCCCCCGCGCCCCTGCGACCCAGCCCGCCGAACCCCTGTTCTGGTCCTTCAATGAATCTAGTATGTCCAGCGGTTTCTCAAGCTTTGATGGAACAACCAAGGTTGCCGAAGATCAGTTGCGGTACTCCTATCTTGACGGAGAAATCAAGACGTCGGGGCAGGAAGTGATTAATCCTACGGGAACAGTGGATGGTGAAGGCGGAAGCAAGACGGGCCGTAACAATGATGTAACATCGCGGATGGAAAGTATGCAGTCTATGCGCGATGCCGAATTCAAGGCTACGGCGCGGCAGTAAATTGCCCCTTCTTTTCCCGGCGCGGCAGTAAATTGCCCCTTCTTTTCCCGGCGCGGCAGTAATTTACAGATTCGTCGTTCTATACATATAATATGTCGTCCACGATCTATCTCAAAAGCTTTTTCCACCAGCTCTCCGATGTGGTGGGTGAGCTGGCGGACATGTTTCCTGACGACCCTGATTTTGGAGTGTTTAAGACCTATATTTCCCTTCTCCAACGCACAAATCCCACCATGGTCATCGACACGTTTCATGAACATGTTGGTCTCAAGTTTGAGAACGAAATCAATGCAAAAAACGAGGACTTCGTTCTCAACTACACTGCTACCGAGTACGGATCGGATGGTATGGACATTGTATCAAAAATCAAGTCGTACTGGTCTGTTCTCTCGGCAGAAACGAAGTCGGCAATTTGGCAGTACATCTATATTCTCAAGGAGCTGGCGAAGAAGTATAAGGCGACATGAACGCCGTATCCAGCCGCCAGTTCGGATTTGATTCAGGGAGTATGAGCGGAGGAGGACTGTCTGATCGGTTCTCAATATGCGAGAGCCGCATCTCCAGATTGTCAATACGCTGGTTCAGTCGCAGATTCTCAGCTACCACCACCTCATAACTCTCATCCAAATCAATGAACGCCTGTTCTACCGTCTTCATGCGAGGAATGAGATGATTGATATAATACTCCGACCTCTCAATATCTTCGCGAAGTCTTAGAAGTGTGCGTGCAGCCGTATCCTCTTCCGTATCTACATCAACTTCATCCTGCTGCCCATCCATCTCCTCCTTCTCTGCCTTCATTTGCTGCACATACTGATTTCGGCGCTCCTTCTGGTTCTCAAAGTCCAGAAACCGCTGGAGCCGATCCTCCCTCTGTTGAAGAGTTCCGTGCGTGCGAGATCCGCGGGCGATCAGCTCCTCATCAATTCGTGCAGGGGTGAGATTGTATACGTTCAACATCTTCTGGCTTCCTTTGTATGAGACCTATACACCCTATCCAACCACGATCCGTTTTATCTAAAACGAATCGTGATTGTTTGTTGAGACTGTACACTAAAAATGTCTTCGCCTCTCTACCTCGTGTTCACCCTCGCCGACGGCGATATCCTTAATTGCCGCCTAGCCACGTATGATAGGCAGATAGCCGAGTACGAATGTTGTTTGGCGATGCGGGCTAATTCTGATCGCTGGATCCGAATTGTGGAAAAGAAGGAGTGCACGATTCCCGCGGGACAGACTGTTTGGGTCGCAGTCAACGATCCTCGGTCGTTCTCTGAAATTGAGGTTGCCGTGTACGACCACGCATGTTTCGTTCCAGAACATGCAGAGTGGGTAGAGGATTTGGAGGTGATGTAGAACTCATCAACCGGGAACGACGTAAAATAATATAATTGAAATCACTGCCTGACCGCCGCCACCTTGAGTTCCGAAATTCATGTTAATATTGGGGTTAGCAATTCCATTAGCCCCCGTCTGCCCGATCGCAGAGTTGCCGGTTGCACCGGTGCCGCCATTGCCTCCGAAGCCGTCGCCGCCGCCGCCACCACCACCTCCAGTGGTACCACTGCCAGCCTTTCCCACACGACCTGCGCCCGTGGGCGCGCCGCCTTGTCCTCCTCCTCCTCCTCCTCCGCCGCCAGCCGCCACCGTTGCCCCCGTTGAGCCAGCGCCGCCGCCGCCGCCGCCGCCAGTAACAGTAACACCTGCTAGGCCTGTCGTCAAATTTAATTCAAATTTACTCACACTTCCTCCACCTCCTCCACCGCCAGCGCTGTCGTTGCCGGCACTTCCCCCCACTCCGCCACCACCGCCTTGCACCGTAGAGAAGCCGCCGGCGCCGCCTTGGCCGTTGCCACCGAGGCCAACGGCCCTGCTACCGTTACCCCCATTTGCACCTCTTCTGCAGAAAGCAGTAATATTAGTTGTTATACTGCGATATCCGATAATAGTATAAGATCCACCGCTACCGCCGACGCCGCCGTCTACGCCGCCGCCGATGGTGCTGGTGCCGGATCCCCCATTTCCACCATTTCCGCCACTTACAAGTGCATTCAAGTACGTTTTTGCACCGGTAGGGACGTTAATAGTAAACTGTGACCCTGCTGTATTAGCATTTGCGCTATAATCATTGGAACCGTACGTAAATTTCACTGGTGCACTTGCTATACCGAATCCCGTAGTTGAACTCACACTAATGTAGTAATTTTTAGCACCCGCCGCACCAAGGTTTACAGTAAAGCTTGATTGCGATGTAGTACTTGCTTCTATTTTCGTCCCTACAACGGTATGTCCGCTCGGAAGCGAACTTGCAGGAGCTGTAAGTATGTTGTTTCCGTCATAACTAACAAGTGCATACGTCCGGGACCCTGATCCTCCAGGCTTGAATGTAATAACAATTGTATTGGACGTTGCGAGTGCAGAGTCGTTTGTACCCTGTGCTGATCCATAAAATACATCCGTTGCTACAGGTGCTACTGAAAAGTTGTACGATGAAGGTGTACCCAATATACCGTTCAAATAAGACGCTGCACTCAGAGTATATGTTATTGATCCTCCTAATATTGCGTTTCCGGCATTAATAACTGTAATTGATGATCCGGTATCGATAGTGCTATTCAGGGTTGTATTTGATGTAAACCATACAAACGTTTGTCCAACCGCATTAGCAATGGTGGATACTACACCATTTGGAGTTGCACCTCCATTAAAACTACTGAATGATGGAATCACATTTGCTGTTGGTCTCGTAAGACTTACAGTGACGTTACATGATCCGACCGTGAAACCGTAAGATAAATTCTTGCGGCCTCCCGAGAACGCCCACTGGATCGCCGTTGTCCCCTGACCACTGCTTGAATTCAGAGTTAGAGCTGAGCATGCCGTGATTGTCCAAGTATTAGCCAGACTAGAGACTGCGCTTATGGTGATACTGTCCGTTCCCGTGAGTGCCCTGTCTTCCGAGCATCCAAAGTACACTCCAGTAATCGCAGTGATCTGGGGAAGTTCAACCTGCGCCGATGAAATATCTGTTGCATTGGAGTTGGAGTATCCGGAATATGCGACTGTAATTCCTCCTGCATTTATGGTGTACGTTGATCCATGCGTAGTTCCCGTGTATACGACTGACGTGGATGAAACTGTCCCTGCAGACCCCACCACCGTTATTGATCCAGACGGTGATCCTGATATGGGCGAAGGAACTGTCCAGGTCACATTGCCCGATCCCTGGGTGCATCCTGCCGCCACTAGGAAAAGCGTGAGCGTCCCGTTTTTGTTGTCCACGAATCGTGTTGCCGTTGAACCCACCGTCACTGTGGGGTTCGGTGTAGCGTACGATACTGCACTTCCTAAGGAAACCGTATAGCCCAGGTAATTCACCGACACCGAGTTTGCCGGGAAAGTGGCCGTTACCCCGGCAGGAACGTCTCTGTACGATACGTCCACAATTCCAGAACCGGTTGAGGGAGCGTATGATGAAAAAGTTCCGCCATTCGTGAGTCCAGTAGAGAAGTTCCAGGAGATGGTTGAGGATAGGGTGAGCGAAGTACTCAGAGTACGCGGGGGGCCCGCATTCGTCAACTCCGGGGAAAAGAAGGTCGCACTCAGTGTCCTTGGATTCACTATGATAATCTGTGCCGGGTTCTGAGACACTGTGAAGGACGGAGTAGTATAGGATGCCGACGATGCCGACGATTGGAACCCGTCTGCGCTCACCGTAATTCCAGTGAACGAATACGTCTGAGCCGCAAGGGCTTTCTTGTACACCGCTATCGTAGACGCTGAGTTGGTCGGAGATGTGGATAGCGATAGTACTGGCTGTCCAGTTCCGTTTCCGGTGACTGATGAGGGAACCGTCCAACTCAGCGTGTAAACCCCCGACCCCCCAATAGACGCCGATAAGTTGAGTGTAAGCGTTCCATCCGTCAAATTGTCCGAGATAGAACATCTGGTGATCGTGGGGTTCGGAAGAGTGAGTTGAGTGGTTTTTGCGGATACATCTATTCCTCCCAATGTTGCTATGAATTTCACGAATCCAGTCCAAGACGAACCTGCAGTTACATCCCGACTTAATGTGAATGATGTAGTATTTGAGGAAGTAGCCGTTGTGGGATATACTGCAATAGATCCGGTGGAAATATTTGCGTACCAGTCTCCCGCCGTATTCGCCGATCCAGACAGGGTTATTGTTCTATTCCCGTTGTCCGTTAGGGTCAACGATGTGATTGAAGGGTTCACTGTGACTAAAGTTGTTGTTGTGGGTGTTCTTGTAGGAATTCCGTAATATGTTGTGCTCACGGTGAATGCATAAGTGACTCCTGCACAAATGTTAAACCTGTGGGAAGGTGTAGGTGTACCTCCTCCGGAAATCGTTACGTTGGACACGACTGTTGCACCGCTTAACTGCCGAATAAAGTAGGTTGTATTTGCCGATGTCGTGGTGATAGATTCCTGGGGATCCCAGAAGCTTGGTTGTAGCCATGTAAGACTGACTGTTTGGAGGAACTGAACCGCAGTCAGATTGACCACTTGTCCCGGGATATACAGGGTTTCGTTGGATGATATAGGTGACGGAAAATACGGGTTCTTTGAGTTAGGAAGATTTGCTCCTACTGCTAGACCATCGATCGTAGCACCTGTATTTAGACCTATTCCGTTGAAACTGGCCTGCGAAATAGTGAACACTGTAATTTGGAACTTGTAGGAGGACCCTGCCGTATGCGTGACGGTTGATACCCAGCTTGGGGAGTTTAGTACTAGCCCCCCTCCTCCTATTTGCACATTCGTAGAATCAAATTCTTGAATATCATAATATGCCGCTTGTGCTACAGGGGCCCAGGAAACTGTAATTATAGTTCCACTGTGGGATGTCTTGATTGAGGCATACGATACATTGAAGGTCGTGGCTGGGTAAGGATTCGGATTCGCATTTATGATTACAGGTGCAGTTCCTGGATTTGTAGTTGGGAAGTCGAAATTATTAAACCATCCGTACGCGGATACCGTATAGTACAATCCTGTACTTACCGTCACATTGTATGACTGGAAAAGAGACTGCGTAGGGTCCGTGTTAATGTTACATGTATAGTAAGGTCCTCTCGGAGTAGTGGTGGTTCCGTATGCGGTTGTTAAGAACCATACCCACGCAGCCGCCAATGGAGGAATCCTTACACTCAAAACCTGTGGATTCGCAGCATCGTCTTGCCTGATAGATATATTTGTCTGGTTGGGAATCGTGAAGTTTTTATTCGAAGTGAATCCATTAATATACGTTGCGGACAAGTTCTGATCATACCCAGGTATAATAGCCGTCAGGGAAATACTTAACTGACCAGCATCCGAATTGTATCCTGTAAATGTTGTGCTTGTTCCCGTGATATACTGAGGGGATATTGCGTTAGGCCATGGTCCATACGGATGTGTAGCGGGAAGTTTCTGCACCAATCCCCATTTCCTGGCAAGGTACCCCTCTACCTGTTGACGCTGACCAGTACTCAGAACACTATCGTATAGCATAACTTCAAACATCGTTCCTGAAAATCCTTCACTTGTACCATCATATCCTCCGATATTGATCTTTCCTGTTCCCGACAATGTAACTGTTGTACTTGAGGTTGCAGTGTTAGTTCCATTCGCATAAATGGATGATCCAGATAGAGTGGTAAACGTATAATCGTAGATAAATGGAGTGTTTTGCGTAACGATTCCTCCGCTAACATTTGCTGGACCACCATATGGTTGAAGCTGTAATACATTGTTATTGATAATTTGCTGAATACCCGGGTTTCCAGATGTCCTAGTCACCGAAATAATGTTTATTTTATTCGTTGTATTGTAGGACACAACAGCGAAACCTGTCTGAGCTGAAATAGAAGAGGAAATAGTTGTAGAGTATGCCTGTGCACCCGCAAATACGAGTCCGTTGGAATAGGTTGCACGCTGACCTCCCGTTGCACTTCCATCCTGTCCCTTTCCTGACTTGTCTTTCCATACCGATACTAGACTACCGTTGGCCGGCTGAATTCCCGTTCCCGACGGATCAGAACCGTCTAGCCATAACTGAAGACCGCAAATACTCGTAGATGTAAACGGAGAAATCACTTGAGCCACATCAACCCTGTAGTTCGGGACAAGTGTTGGTACAGGTATAGTCGCAATAGCCGAAGACCGCCAGTTGAGGAGGAGATCACTTCCCTGATTTGCGACTGTGAATTGACCTGGTGTTGACGGTTTGTACAATGTAAGTGGGTTTACGCCAGACGTTAGAACTGAAGGACCTGGGACCAATTTGTAATAGGGCGTTACCGTGTACTGATATTGTGTTCCGTTGAGGTTGTAAGAATTGTTTAAGATCGTGTAGGAAATGTATCCGTTCGCAGATTCCGTATATTTTGCCGACAGAGTTTGAGTATACTTATCACTTGAAAATCCAGACGGCGAGTATAGGAGATTCGAGTAACTGTAGTTATCGACCACCAAATATTCACATGTCTCCCGTGCATCTCCGGGAAATGTGAGTGTGATGTCTGCACCCACACTTGTCGCCGTCACCGACGGAATGGATGGCTGGTAAATGAAGAGGCTGCTGACTGCAGAACTTGTGCTCGTCACATTGCATACGGATGTTCCGAATAGATTCACACGGAACGTCTGCCCTACTGTCGCCAAGAACGTATCTCCGCTGCTCGCGAACGCCGACTGGTAAAAGATGGTTCCTGGACTCGCTGTATTCACCACAGTAAACGAGTAGTTGTTGTACGTTGTAGAACAAGCGGTCCATGTTACTGTGACTAGCGACCCTGCGTTGCATAGACTGAGCCCACTAGGTGGTAGTGGGATCGCGATCGCAACCGACGCACTTGCCGTCACGCTCGGAATGAACGTCGCTGAAAACGCTGTTACCGAAAGACTGTAGGAACGCCCAAGAGTTCCAACGAAAGTTGTGAATGTCTGCGGAATAAACGCCTGGATATCTGCCTGCTGGTTTGTCGACAGGTCGTAGGCAATAAACGTATACGACGATGCATTCGTAGCTGTTGCCCACGACACTGAAACCAGAGCGTTGTTGTACCCTGCGATAAATGAGGTAGGTGTATTCGGCTGAACCATCGAGTAAGTTCTTCCGGATACCGTGCTGGGAATACCAAAGTATCGTGCCGTCGCCGAGATGCTGTAGTTCTGTCCCGTCCCCGTTGATGATGAAACGGTTAGCGTCGCCGTAGTATCACTCGTGTAACTGATACTCGTCACAGCAGTTGATGATGTAGTGTTGTATGCTGAAAGGGTAACTATGCTTCCAACCGGTGTGACTGTATACTGAGCGAAAATGTTGTTCCCCAGATTCGTGAGAGTAAACGAAGTAATTCTCGGACGAGCATTGGATATCTGTATCGACTGGGCAAGTCCGCTGATTCCATTGTAAATTCCCTGGACGAAGAACGTGTAGGCTACTCCGATAGATCCCGTAAAAGTTACAGTGGACGAGTTTTGACCGATATTGTTTGAGGTAACCGTTGCACCCGTAGACTGGTTAAACGATACTGCACGGTACTGTGCTCCGCTAGCATTCAGAATATCTGGTGTCCACGTCAGAGTCATGGAAACATCCCTGTCGTTCTCACACGTATTTGTCCCCGCCAGATTTGTGACTACAGGCTGGTAGAGGGTTACGGTAGGAGACTGTCTTGGCGAACTTGTGATATTGTTGTTCACGGCCAAAATCGTGAAGGAATAGGTCTGGCCCGCGACTCCTCCTGCGAATTGGTAGGACAGTCTAGTATACAAACTTCTTTCCGGTACAAAGGGATTGCCGGGTGTTACGTAAATTGTATACCCTCCATTTGGTTTTTCGGTCCTTCCATCGTACCCTAGCTGCAGTGCTTCACTCCACGAGAACGTAATAGTTGTTCCTGAATATGTGACGGCCATACTCGTATCGGTGACTGTTGTGGTTTCCAGCTTAAATGATGCATATGAAAGATTCACCGTGCTCACAACTCCAAAACGTGTAGCATAAACACCAAAATTGTACGTGTAACCCTGAATTCCTGCTAGTGGAATTGTGTAGACAGTACTTGGTCCATTGTAGGGAACAGTAAAGTAACTGTTTGGATATTGGTTACCCTGCAGTGCATTGGCTGATTTGTATGCGTCATTGCGTTCATAGATCGTGTAGTAGTTGGGGTTCTCACTTCCTGCTCCCACACAAAGATTGAAGGTAATCCGGTAAAGTCCGTCAAACCCAACTCCTATTATACCCGGTTGAGCAGTGAACACTTCCACAGGTGGTGAACCAGTAACTACTGTACTTGATAAACCATTCACAGTCGCATATATATTAGGAACTATCTTACTGCCAACGTTTCCAGTTATAGGTATATCGGGAGTGGCTCCCGATATATTCGTCCAGTTCGATACTCCTGCTGCAGTTGTTACAGACCCTGGTGGAGAGTTCGCTGAACACAGTGTATCTGTCACAGTTATGGTATAAAACGCAGATGAGGATTGAGCAGTCTCGTTTGACCATGAAACAATCGGATCAATTTGATACTTGTTACCTGGCTGTTGTGGAGCTGCAGGCCTGTCGTTTCCAATGTATGTTAGAATGACGTTGGTTGGGGCGTAGGTGAATACCAGTCCAGAAACGGTGGCGGATACCCCCGAACTTGAGATACCGTTGGCCGACGCTGTGATGATGTAATTGTAGAAAGCGGTTGCATTTTTGGGTAAACTTGTGATTGGTGCATAGACGGTAGAGGATGTTGTGAATCTTCCTGTTTCAATAATCGTTCCGTTTCCAATCTGGCTCAACGTATAAAAGATCGTGTTCTGAGCACTTGCGTCAACGACAGAGGCAGACCACGTCACCACAATGTTCGTACCGCTGTTTGTGACCCTGACGTTTGTTACCGGATTTGTGTTTAGTTTAATAACAACTCCGGAAGTTCGTGATGAATCAAATCCATTGTACACTGCCGTCACTCCAAGTTGATAATTGGTTCCTATCACTCCATCAAACGAAATTGTTGTTGCAGTAGTTGATGAACATATTGTAGTTACACTCGTGAATGGGACATTGTATATATTCTCAACCCTGTACGTTGTTGCACTGTTATTTCCATCCACCTGCGGGTTGGCTGACCAACTTACTGTAACAGTTTTGCCGTTATACGTCGTGGTTGGTTCCCCCGATATCGGATTGGTGTACGTATAGATCATAGACAACGTTGTAAAAGCGCTCTGGATTCCGTTGTACATCGCATACGTCTGGAACTGGTACGATCTGTCGGCCGAAATCGTGAATTGTGCGGATGAGTCCGTGTATGCGATACCAGTTCGTTCGGCCACACTGCCGGACAGTTCCTGAATGTTGTACGTGTACCCTGGCGTCGTAATTGGTGTCCAGGAAATCGTATATCTAGCCGTGGTGGTATTGATTGCCCGATACGACTGCGTAACATTCGTCATCGCCGATGCCGTCAAGTTTACTACATTCGTCTCTGCTGACGGTCCAATGATTCCGTACAACTGTGGACTGACGAGAAACTTGAGACTCTGACCAGTTCCACTTGCCGTAAAACTATAATTTGTCTGGTCAGGGTAAGATCCATAATTTGCGTACTTAGAGGGCTCGGTCACAGTTCCAGAAATACATGTGACCGCAAACGTGTACGCTGAACTAAACGTCAAGTTCGTCCTACTGAAACTAACTGTGATGGCTGTACCAAAATAACTAGCAGCAGGAGCCACCGACAGTGTGACTAGCGTCACACTTGCAGATATAGAAGGAGAGTAGATTAACGAAGAACTCGGGTTGAAGGACGACTGTCCCTGAATCACGAACGTGTTTGTTGTTCCTAATGATACAGTTGTCCGGTATGTTGGTGTTAGGAATCCAATGTTTTCCGATAATGTTACGGTAGATGTTGTTCCAGAAACAGTTGTTTGTGTGACGGTATAGAACGAACCTCCGTCAGATGTTGGGTGCGTCCAAATGAGCGAGATATCAGTACTGTTGTACGTGATCCTTGGATTTAGAGCAGCCAACAGCGATACATTGCATGTCCCAGAATACTGAATTGCACTTGAAAGATTTCCTCCCAGTACTGAACTTATGTATGCATATCCCCTGTACAAAGAACCATACATTACGTTAAAGGTTGAGACTCCTGACGGCAAATCGGCGGAGACACCGTCTTTCTCAACTCCGTACACATAGGATGCACCTGTAGTGGCTGAAGACAGGGTAATCCCAACGATTCCACGGTATGTTGCACCTCGGTCTGAACTTGAAATCGTCACAGACACACCTCGAGGAGAAAATGGGCTCGCACTGATTGTTTTAAACTCCGTTCCAACTGTCGTACCTGCATTCAAGAATGCTGTTGCCGAAAGAGTGTACACTGCTCCACTAGACACAGTGAACACATACACCTGTGGCTGACTTGCGATGATAGACCGCGATGCGACTAGGGTCGGTCCAGCATACACCCTTGTCGTCATTAACGAATTTGAGTTCTGTCCCACGGCAACAAGTGCGGAAATCGTATATGTTCCCCGACTTACACTTGAAGTAATGATGGATGCAGATGTAATTCCCTGAAATGGGTAAGGAAACCCCGCCTCAAATGGTCCAACTGTTACACGCGTGTTGTTCCGTCCAGATCCTTGGTAGGATGTGTAGGATGTGAAAAAGTAATTTGAGTGTGAAATGAGACCTGGGTACGTAAAGACATACGCCGAAGCCGTTGTAGCAGCCGCACTCAGTGTTGCGATTGTTCCGCCTCCAGATATATCCAAAAAGTAGGTATCTACACTTCCAATGATTGTTTTCGATACCGTAATAGTTGCAGTTGTATTTGCTATGCTTACAATTGGTGTTCCTGGGAACCCTGTGAAAATGTATACATCTATATTTCCTGTAGAACCAGCCACACTATTCGCATACGGTGTAACCCTGAGTTGAAGAGTGATTGCGTAAGGAATATTGGTGATCGCTAGGGCAGATTCTAGTCCCGAGGGAGTATACCTCACGCTTATGAGGGAAGGAGGGTAGACGATTCCAAACTGGTCGATGATCTGGTAATATTCAGCGGCCGGAGCACTTACCGTTCCGATAGATGAAACCTGGAAATCCGAGAACATCGCGGGGGGCGTCATCGTGAATGATAAGGAATCAGATCCTGCTGGAACCGGTGAGTAGTACAGAAGTACATTTCCCGTTGTTGCCTGAATTCCAAACCCATTTGAGTACGAAATAAACTGTACAGGATACGAAGCAGATAAGTTTGTTCCAGCATAGACTTCCTGACCAGAGTTTGTGATAGTTAGAGATGTTCCGGAAATCGTAAGAGTATAGGCCGAAAGTGTGACTGCAATGGTCCCTGTTGACGGAGTTGCGATAAACTGGTACAGAGCCGTTGTGAACCCATCATTACTATAGGTTGCCTGTCCCCCTGCGGCATAAGAACACACAAATCCGAACGATGAATCCTTGATTCCTCCTCCGGTTAAAACCCAATATCCTCCTCCACTGCTGTTCTGTATAACATTTGTGTGCGATAGAGTTGTGATGTCCTGTCCAGTATTTTGCGTACCTGTATCCCTGAACGCTAGACCGAGAGATAATGTTGTATCGGTCGCATACACTGTAGCTGTTTGTCCAAAGTATGATGCAGACAAATTAACCGGACTCCGCGGCGGGCCGACATAGACCTGTCTAGACAGTGCCGACGAAACACTCACGAACGAACCGTTTGACGCTACCACTGAAAACGTGTAGGGAATACCAAGGGACAGATTCCGGAATGTGTATGGTGCACTGCTCACTGTTGCCCCATAATTGTTGGTTACACGGTATACTGTCCCCACCGGATTTGTCTGGGCAAACGAAACAGTTGCATCTCGTCCTGTTCCCGTCACACTCGGTACACCTGTTACTGCGTCCACAAACATGTACACCGCTACATTCGACGCTGAACTGTTCACCTGATTCGCAAAGGATCTAAACGTATAGGAATATGTTCCTCCATTACGTGGCCCAGTTCCGTACGAGTACGTTACACTGATCGACAGAAGGGGATTGAAAATGTCTCCTGGTTCCTTTGGGTAATTTGCGTTTGCATAGGTGTTGGATCCCCCGATTCCAAAGGGCGTTACAGTGGACAGAGGGAAGGTGTACGTAAGCCCAGACTGCTGCAGTGTTAACCAAATCTGGTTTGATGTATACTTAGTACCTATCGGATTATCCGTAAAATTCAGTACATCTTTCAGAACGAAACTTGCGTACCCCGGATTCTGTTCTAGATACGTACCGTAATCATACAAGAATGTTCCCGATGCAGTAATTACAGAGGAAATCGTATAGATCTGTCCAGATATTCCTGTCCAGATACCACCAGTTGCATTACATATACCATTATTGGAAAGATGTTCTGTGATCGTGTACGTCTCGCCATACCGATTGTAATTCACATCTCCAGATGACCAGTTGAATCTAATTTGATCCTGTGAGAGACTGCTAACAATATTCTTTGGGGTAAAAGGAGTGCCGGCGATAATAGGATTCACAATTTCAAAGACGCTTGAAATATTATTCCGAACACCAACTAATTTAAATCCGTATAATTCTCCTGCGATAGCCCTGTCTGGACTGAAAACAAAGGGAGAGGAGAACTGAGACAGAGTTTCTACAACAGTTCCTGGGTATCCGTTCCGAATCATCTCTCCGTAATATGTGACCGCTCCAATATCACCATATCCGCAAAATGTTACCGTTGCCGTTCTATTGCTGAAGGCGGCGGCAGCGTTGAACGGTGCGTCTGTACTCAGTACAAAAGGACCTGCCGAAATTCCAGTGGGGCCGTACACCTGATTTCCAACTGCACTGATAGAAAATATGTAGGAAAGACCATTGGTGAGATTATCAATCACGATATTTGTAGATAAGGAAGAACCAACAATGTTTTTTCCAGTTATTTCCCGATAGTCGTACCGGGTAGGTACAACAAATCCACTAAATCCTACTGAGATGTTTACTCGCTGCGAAAAATATCCGCTCGCATCTACACTTAGAGTCCCCGGTGGTCCAACATATTCAGATGGTGTTGTCGATAGAGATGCAGCACTTGAAATCGTTCCAGAATAGCTTGTGGGAACCATTCCAAAAAATAGGGCAGTGTTTGTACTTAAACTCGTTCGGTACGTCGTTGCCCCCGAAAACGTTATTAAAGATTTTGGATAATTGGGATTTGCGATATTGTACCACTGAAGTGCTCCGCTTCCATCATACACCGGGGTCATTGACGTAATGGGGAATGTGTACGCGTTAGACACTGGGGTTAACGATAATGATCGTATAATTTGTCCACTGAAATTCAGGAGAGACATTGGACCTCCAGACACTACATAGTAAGATCCATTCAGAGTGATCGTGGAAGACACAAACGAGATTCCTGATACATTCACAATATATGCATTTCCATACACGGGTGCTGAATCTCCAGGCATATCACGTAAGTAACTGACGCTGGTTCCTTCTGTAAAAAAGGAGGTAGGCGATGAATTTCCAGATTGTGATACAATTGGTGCGGGAACCGATTGTCCACTTGATGTGATTGTGAACAGGTACGGAACAAAGTTAGCAATATTCGCAATCATCGTAGCTGCATACGATATTGTCGCAACCGATGGCTTCACTAGGAACTGAGCATACCCAGTTGAGATCTCCTGAATGAGTGATGCAGATACAGAAGAGGATAAAGTGTAGGTAGGACTGCCGTACGCAAATGACTTCGCAGTGAACGTGTAGGCTATATTAGCCGACAGATTCTGGAATTTGTAGAGTCCTCCAGAAATTTCAACCATACCCCCTGACTGATTCGTAATTTGGTAGTAATCTGCCCCGCCCGGAAACGCCGGTGTAAACGAAAGTGTTAAATCATAGTTTGAAATTGAGGATACAAAGAGATTTGTTGGAGGCTGAAGATTGGGAGTCACAGTAGTTATTCTTGGCGGACCGTAAACCCCGTTTGCGAATCCTTGGATAATAAACGTATACGCTGAACCATTCTGGAGACCTCCAATAATCACATTTGGGTTAATGCTTGTGTAGGTAGTTCCAGTTTCACTTATCGTGTAGAGGTACGATGTTGGACGAGGAGAGGTGGATGTCGGATCATACCCTGTGAACGATAAGGAGACAATCTGATTACCAAGGGAGAATACAGGAACTGGCGGAGTCGCAGGGGATCCTGCTGCGATTGTGCTGTATGCTGACCGAAGACTAGATAGACCATTCGCAAAGTTTGTTCCAACTAGAGTGAACAAACCACCGCCCGTAAGACCCGAAATCGTAAACGTTGTTTGTCCTGGTCCATACGTATAAGAAACTGCAGGTGTTGACGTAAGCGAAACACTCCTGAAAAGCACACTGTACGAACTTGCCGTGGAATACAGACCAACGGTCTTTGTAAAATTTGAGTTTCCGAACGTGTATCCTAGTCCACCCGTGCTTATGTCCGTTAGAGGAAACGTGTAGAAGTACCCCTTATCGTTTAAAAGATCAATCTGTATACTTCCCGGCAGATCCGACACCGTAGAGCGAATATATGCAATATCTGCTGGTGTAAAAAGACCGGTGGATGTCGTGAACGCTGTATACGATACCTGTGAGAGATCCTGGACAGTCGTGATAGGTTGAGAGGTAAAGGAATACAGGGTTGATAAGGTAGAGACATACCGTTCAATCTTCGTAGATGACGGCACAGGGTGAGTCAATGTATCATATGTTCCACATAAAGTCACTGTACCCGTTCCTGCATTCGCATTTATTCCCGTGATAAACAGGTCAGATGGCGGGCCCGGAATATAGGGAGGGAGTGTCGTGGGTTGGCCGTACTCGTAAATTCCATCTGTCTCAGTGTATGGTGTGACGGTAAAGATGTACGATGATCCATTTGTTAAATTACCAAATGATACAAATCCCGGATAGGTTGATGATGTATATCCAGCAGTACATACATCCAGGAGCAACTGACGACTCCCAAAGTTATCGTCAATCGCTACACTCTCAACCTCGAGTGCCTGGGGGGGACGCGGCGTAACATTTGTCCACTGAATCCTTGCCGAACGGTCTCCTCCGCTCAGTGTCACCTGAAGTAATTCAACGTTTTTCTGTGATATTGCCGTTATCGTGAATGGAGCTGGTACCTCGTATCCAGGATACACAATTCCGTTCACACTCGGAGCTACATTCAGAGTATACAGGATGCCTGGAAGTAGATCTCCTACAATATACCGTGGTGCTGGCTTGAAATATTTAACGGACCTCTCACCCGTACTCTGATTCGTAAACGTAAATACAAAATGATCAGTTCCCGACATCGGGTAGGCGAAGGTCACTCCAAAGATTAAATACCGTTCAGCAGTCTTCACTAGTATTACCGAGGGAACCGGTATACCACGTCTTCCCGGATAAATAATCGCATCTCCTTTCCCCATTGATAACGTATAGAGCTGATTATATACTGGTCTGGGATTGGAAGGATCCGACTGGGCTGTAATCGTAGGAATCTGTGTGATCGGATTTGGGTATACCGGCTGAAATGGAGCACCCGGTCTTGGGCGAGCAGTTGTATTGGGTGGAATCTGAGGAGTTTCCACGGCCTTCCGTGGAAATCTCACGCTGCTCGTCTGCAGCCGTGGATTCCAATTTGGATTCCCACTCATTATATGAGTTTCATACTTTTTCCGTGAAAACCAAAACGGATCCAAACAGTCTCTAGGAAGTAGATAAGCCCCAGCACAATGATTGTTCCCGACTATGACGACGATGACGACTTCTATGCGGCCCAGGCGATGATGGAGATCAACTACGACGAGAACTGGGAACCCGATAATCTGGACAGCTGGATCTACGCAGGTGTAATGTTTGATCTCTCTGACGAATAATAGAGTAGATCCAAATAAACAAAAACGGATATTTTTCCATTCTCATTGTAGAAGACCACACTAGTCCACAATGATCATGGAGTTCGATCACAAGATTGCCCTCATTAACCTCGCCTTCTGCAGCTATCTTCGCCGCAGAATCATGGAACTTAACGGAAGCTGGCCAGATACAACTGAACTCCAATCCACTCTCTCTCGTATCTTTACCGAACACTTTCATACCTCCATGACGGACAGGGTTGAACATTCCCTCAAGATGTTTGCTATGCTTATCAATGTGAACCTCTCAAAGTATGCCCACGATGATCCCGAGTACGATTTGATTGAGTTCATTGACTTTGCGGAGAAATACGTCAGGGGAGAACTCAAGACTGCTCGCAAGTGGTGTCCCGGCATCGCATATGATTGATTAAAAACAGGATACGGGGTAATGGATCTAGACCAGCGGATTCGGGCCCTTCCGTCTGAGCTGATCCATCTCATTCGAACCTTTTTGCCTCCCCTACCGCCCCGGCCCAAGCCCCGCGATAATGGATTGAATAAACAGTTGGAGACCTTAAGACGGTCTCCGAAACTTACTGCTATGGCTTTGTATGACCTTGAGGAATTTGATGAGGAGCAAGAAAGTCGTAAGAAGAAGTAAGTATGTACGAAGTCATAACTACTCCCGTTCTCCGTCTTGCGGGAACATTTTTTTTGACGTATACCACTCATTACGGTGCATCTAAAGTCTATACTGCAGTATGCGTTCCCGACGGGTGGCTTGGGTTTGTCCAAGGTATGTTTACCACAGGCAGTCCCATCTGTACCTCCATCTTGTCGTATATCTCTAACTCTCAGTCCTCCTATGCAACCGTAATTACCGCAACCATTTCCAAGTCGTTGATGGACACCCTTTTACCTGCTGTATGATCAGGTACATACATAAATGTCGTCAGGGATCGTGTTCAAGAGCGAGACCCATGTGCTTATGGGCTATCAATCCGACAAACAGATCATCAGCGGAATTGGCGGAAAACCCGTTGGAGATGAAACTCCTATTGAAACTGCCTTTCGTGAAACAATTGAGGAACTATTTGGACTTCAGCCATCCAAGAGTCTAATGGAAGTTCTTATAGCTAATTTTGGATTCAAGCAAGAAGTCAAAAATGGTTCCTATACCATGTTCATTTATACGATTGATGAACTTCTGCGGTTTCTGTGTGTTGTGAAAAGCCATTCTGGGTCTTCACCTTACTATATGAACTTCCCAACATCTCTCGACAGCCTATTGTTTAATCGTCGCACTCCACTCGGCGTAGAAGTCAGTCATCTGTGTATGGTTCCAATCATTCATGTCCCATTCCACGTCGATCAACGCGACATGGAAATCATCGGGTGAGAAGTATAATAGCAAAATAGATCCTACACCCTATGTCCTCCTGTACTTTCAGGTCCTGTTGGTTATTTATGCTATTGTTTTCCTCCTTCTTCTCGCAGAAAAACTAGTAGTTCGTCGCCCAGCATAGTTTGCAGTACCAGTCAACCTCTGGTAAACTCAGTAAACACTTCTGGCAGATAGAGTCCATACTTTTGGATTGTATCTACCAACTGAGAATTTAAAAAGTTTCCTTGTTGGATTCTTTTTGTTTTTATTTTTTTTATTTTTTAGACATTACATCTTCTCGGCAGTCTTGCGAATCATCGCACTCAGCTCTGCCGCCTCCTTCACCGCCTTGTCCTCATCGGGCTGCCGTGCAACCCAATTGCGAATGAGTGCGTCCACAACCCGCTTCGGCAGGCTCAGGCACTCGTAGACGCTCGGCAGACGGTTCGCGTCCAGGCTCTCATTCGCCCGCTCGCACATGTCGCAGTCACACTGCGTCCCATCCAGTCCGTGCCGCGTCGGGTGGTTATTACGCCAATCCTCATCCTTCTGCGTGTTGACGTTAAACTGCACCGCGAAGCCTTCGCTGGCGTAGTCGTGCCACGTACTCTTGCAGAAGCATTCCACTTCATAAGGAAGTGCCTCCACATCCTCCCGACCTTCACCGAAGATCCCAAGACCCTCGATCTTGAAGTTCTTATCCTCAAGGCTCAGCAGGCGGCTGAGCGTCTTGAGGATCGGCTGATCATCGGGATACCAGTAATGCATCGCCTCCCCGTCGCGGAAGTTGTCGACCTCCACGCGCACCTCGTTGGTCTCAGGCAGCCACATCAGCTCGTAGCGGAAGACACCGTCCACGGTGATCTGTGCTACCTGCTGCATGATTTCTTCCTCTTCCTCGCCCTCATGGATAACGCTCAGCTCGTTCGCCACCTCCCGGACGATCCGCTCGCCCGTCGTCTCCTTTTCGCGTTCCACCTCCTCCAGGTACCGTTCCGCCGACTCGTTGTCTACCTGCTGTCGTGCCTCCTCCCATTCTATATACTGCCGCATTTCCTGCTCCTCCTCCTCCTGGTCGTGCTTCCAGTCCAGATACCGCTGATAGTCCAAGTCGTAGTTCTCGTGCTCAAAGATGCTCATGATAGATGTGTTGTGTGATGTTCGTTTGTCGTGTGTAGATGTATAACTCGCCGGGCCCTCCTCATTCCCTACCCCTCCCCCGGATCCGTTTTACTGACCAAAACGGATCCGTGATAGGTCTAGAAACCTGGAGAGTCCCCGCACACTTTTACGAACACCCACGTAAACGCCCGTA